TTGTGGCTTCCAAAAACGTAACCTTCATAAAATCTCCGGAAAAGCATTAGTCTTGCTTTTTCTCCTTGATGGTACAGGGATTTTCTTCGTCGAATATTTCCTGTCGATCTATAACGATCGTAGGTTCGGCGACAAAGGCCAGTCGTACATTATACCTATCTACGCGGGATACTTTTACAGTGGCAATGGTTTTGTTGTCGTGATGGATAACGACTGATTGCCCAAGACGTCTTGTTAGAACCAAGCGCGACATTACTTACTGTACTTCCTGTCGTATCCGCCTTCGGCTGCTAGAGGTAAATCTGGTGCCCAGGGCGGAGGTGTGCATAGATCCTTAATGATCAACTTCATTGTAGCATCAGGATCTTTATCCGGTGCTACAATGACGATTTCGTCGTGGACGGTGAGTGCTATTTGGCCGCCGTCAATGGAGCGGCTTAGCCTAAGTAGGCTGTCGGTAATTACTATTCTGGACAATGCTTGGATAACGTTCTCGGTTATTCGGCCGCCGTATGTCGCTTCTTGCATCTGATTGCGGGTCTGATAGGTCAGGCCCGTGGGGGACGGTTCGAGGTTGTGGTATTTAAGCGACATCCCATTGGGCAAAACCAACGCCCGGTCTGTAACGGTAAGGATGTCTCTGTATCTAGTTCCATGATTGTCACGATGAAGTGACTGTTTCAGAAGGTTCTCGAGCCGTGCCCAAAGCAGTGTAATCTGGGAGTAAGTAGATCTATAGGTGAACACAATGTTGATTGCGTCTGATTCGGAGATCTGTGTAGTTGGACCTGATGCACCTGATTCTAATGTCAGCTTAAATTTGTTATGGCCCATGCCATAGCCAAGACCGAGGATTGCGGTCTTGCCTACAAATCGCTCGGTTGGGTTGTCTTTTTTATTAATCGGCTTGTTGTAAATACGACTAGCGAAGTTACTGTATATATCATCACCTATCCTAAACTGCTCAAGCAGCGACGTTTCTCCGGCTAACCAAGCAAGCATTCGCGCTTCAATGTTGGACAGGTCAGCAACATAAAGGAAGTGGTCGTCTGGTGCGATTAGGCACTTGCGTAGCTCGCTACCTCGAGGTAGATTCTGCAGGTTAATCTTTTCGGTACCGCCAAAACGACCGGTATGAGCTGCGTAATAGCGCAGCGGAACACTGATTGTGTTGTCTTCATGGACTGCATCGAGGAACCGACGGGACCTCGTTTCGTTGATGCGGGACTTAGCAGCTGCACGGGCGTTCCAAAGGGGCTCGTACTGTGGATACAGCGCTCGTAGTTGTTTCCAGCCCGCGTCGTTTTTGCCAAATGCTGGGATCTGTTTGCCGGTTGTTGGACTGCGCTTGGTTGGTGGAGTAATGCCAAGCGTAGCCAGATGAGCTACAAACTTATCGTTGCTGGCAAGAATTTCGCGCGTTGCACCGGAGCTTGTAATCAGATCTTCAGCGCTTTTGGTTTCTTGATCGTAGTACGCGATCAATCGTTCTCGGTCTATCTTCAAGACTGGCCGACAGAACATGCGCGTAGTAAGGTCGATGAGATCAAGCTCAGAGTTTGGATAGCCCTCGAGCATCTTGTGATAGATAGCGTGGGTAAGTTCGACATCCTGTAAACAGTATTTGGCCAGGTCAGATTCAATTTCTGGTGGGAGATCAAACAGGCCTTTGGCTTTGATCAGATCGTCGCCTTTTCGCATTGACTCGTCGTTTGGAAAAAGGCGAATGCTGGTGTCTTTCAATGAAGCTTTAAGACCAGGGAAGTAACCGCGTGCCATTGCAGCGGTGTCCAGGTAGTACGTCGGTGTAATACCGTAGTGTCTGGCCAAGATATAACCGTCGAAGAGCGTGTTGTGGCACAGCAGCTGAATGTCATTCCAGTCGAATTGCTGCAAGGCGTCTTCGGCTTCGTCTGCGCTGTACCATTCAGCAGGCTCGTCGTTGACTTTGATGCCAACACCCCAGACTTTAAACATGGGGTGCTTGACATATTCCATTGTGGTCATTTTAGTAAGGCTGACCTTGGCGTCGTAATAAGTCTCGAAGTCGAGGGTCAGCAGAGTTTTAGCCTTGGTAGTCATGCACCGTGTCTTCTATAATGGTTATGATCTGACGTACGTATTCTTCAGAGACTTCGAGCTTTTCGACTATCTCTTGGATTGAATAGCCGGATGAAAGAAGTTCGAGGACTTTGAAATCGTTGGGCTCAAAAAAGCCCACTATTGATGGGCTCGGAGCACAGCAAGTAGCGCATTGGCGCGACGCATGACTTGCATCTGTGATTTGGTGTAAAGTGAGTTTACCATTTCGACGCCCATTTTCTGGAGCGTTTTGTCTCTAGAGACTGCGCCCATGGTAATTGTTAAACTGGTTATGTTGATCTTTTCGTTAGTCGTGTGAGACCTTGGAAAGATATAGGTTTTTTTGATACGTGGCATATCAAAGACTCCTTCCTGAGTTTTGTAGGTTAATAGTGCTGATGATTAGATTCAAGCAGACAAATAAACTGTTTCGCCAAATGGCGCTACAAGGTTTTTGCTGACGGATACCCATAGTGTTGGAGCGCATGCTGCTTCTTCAGCGGACGCAAAGTCTTCTGCGCCTGTTTCTAAATCAGTAAGATAAACAATAGCTTGTACGTCCGGGTGGTTGTCGCGCAAATATTCAAACGCTGGCGTAAACGCTGTACCGCCACGCCCTTTGAACGAAGGAAGCTGTGACGCTTTTAAGCGTTCACCCGTATCAAGAACTTTTACGTCTTGGACTTGGGCGTCTGCTTGGATCCAGACAATTGATGACGGCTGGACCTGAGCCATGACTGCATCTACTTCAGAGATGAACTGAGCGCCCTGCTCGTCTGTAATGGATCCACTAGAATCGTTGACGACTGCAACTTTGCCACAGGTCTCTTGGTACATAGACGGAAGATATTCATCTTCTGAAATCCATGCTCGGTGAGGCTTGCGCCACGAATAGTCGTCTCGGTTAAGTTCCGTGAAAAACGGCCAGAGGACCGTGCGCCAGTCAACCTTGGGTTGGAGTATTTCCGAGATAAAGAGCTCGATGTTACCAGGGAGTTTGCCACGTGCTTTGGCTACAGCAGCAGCTTCGCCTACGGCGATCTGCCAGTTGGACTCTTGTTCAGCAGCAGAGCCTGCTTCAAGGCTGCCGCTTGTTGCGTCAAGCACGATACCCCAGGCGCAGGGCTTGGGGCGTTTGCTGGGCTCTTTGTTGATAAGGTTGTAAATTTCTTCCGCGCCCATACCTTTGTAGGCAGGGTCTAAAAGAGCGCCTTTTGGCAGGATAAATCCTGATTCGATCAGGTGGTCGTTGATTGCGTAATCGCAAGCAATATTCCACAGCTGGTGATCACGTTCTTGTCTACGTGTCTGATGGTTAAATACACAATGCAGAACCTCGTGAGCCAGGAGCCCACGAAGCTGCATTGGATCTAGCTTAAGAATATAAGCAGGATCGTAGTACAGATGAATACCATCTGTAGCTGCGGTCTTAATATCTTCACGTTGCACAGGGCGAAGACGAATGGCCAACGTTCCGAAGAACGGCTGGTCCATTAACAGCTGCGAACGCGCTTTGACTAGCGCGCCTTCGGCAGACATATCAACCTCCTACGAGTTTTGCTGTGAGTACTACTTCGTTGACAAATGCGTCGTCGAACTGAACTTCTTCCTTGATTTGTTGTGCGCGCGCAACACGGGTGATGCGCTCGTACATGCGAGTCTTGGCTTCGTGAGGAACGAAAGACTCACCAGCAGGCCAGGCAAGTAGCAGCTGCTTTACTGTCGAACATTGCTTGAGCAAGCTTCGAATCTTGGTGGAGTAGTCTGCTCTTTCGATGCTGTGCTGATGCTTGTCGAGTGCTGCTTGTTTGCAGCCATTTAACAGTTGAGACTGAACTTGTGGCCCAAGTTCGTCAAAGTTGAACTCGGGCATGCTCCAGCTGTTTGTCCTATAAATAGGAAAAGCTGGAACAAACTCGAATACGAGTTGTTCGGTGGTATTTGAGTGGAATCCTGTTTTGCTGCTGAGACACAAACGGGCGCAGTCTTCCCTATTGATTCCTTTTGTTGGTCCGCCAAACGAATTAAAAGAGTACCTGTGTTGTCGATCAAATTGATCTTTTAACGCTTTGTACGGTTCCGAAGATAATACAGCATCTCTAACAAGATTAGTAAGCTCTGTAGTTGGCTTAGGTTCGGGCCGCGCCGAATTAAAAGCTTCCATAGCTTTGTTATAAATTGTGTCACGTAAGTCATTGGTCATTCTTACTGAAGCCATAGGGTTCTCCGTTAGATAACAACGTCTACGTTAGCAGACGTCCATGATTTAAACGCCGGGTGATTCAGGAGCTGACGCTCTTTTGCGACGCAGTCGCGAATCAATACAACTTGGAACTCACGAGGCATGCGTCGGTTGTAACGCATGATGGCGTCGAAGTTACCTTGATCGACCCTCGATGCCAGTGCGCCAGCAATGGCGTAAAGCGTCGAAGGATCTCCGGGTACGCGTGTGGTTGATGGGTTCTGCATGAGATCGTCGATGTCCGGCAGATCCTTGCGGATTGCACGATGTGCGAGGTACTCGCCTGCAGGGCCGTCGCCGATCAAAGACGAAACGCCGTAGAACATGTCTTCCATGAACGGCAGTTTGCGGTTGACCATCTCCCAGGTACGGGGCGACGGAAACGCGTAGTCCGCGTTATCCATGCTGTGCAGGAGACCAGGGCGGTAACGCAAGAACGACACGATGCTGTCGTCAATGTTGCGTTGTAAAGCCCAGGCTACCCAGTCGTCGATGTTCGGCTCGAGAGTGTAGTGCGCAAACCGGTTCTTGACCGGGGTTGGCATTTCGTGGATCGCGGCTCGATCCTGGGCTCGGTTGCCAGCTGCTACGATGATGGTGTTTTCCGGAAGGACGTACGTGCCAATCTTGCGATCAAGAGTTAATTGCAGCAGTGCGTTCTGTGTGGCTTTTGGAGCATTGGGCAACTCGTCAATAAGCAGCACTACCGTGCCGGTGTAGTTGGTTTCCGGATAATCCTCGGGCACACCGTATCTTGTGCGGTATGAACCGTCGGCTTGCTCAACTACCTTGAGGCCGCCGCGAACGTCGACAGGGTCAAACAGGTTGGCACGAAGCTCAAAGACTTTGGCTAAAAGATCTTCAGCAAACTGATAAACAATTTGCGATTTACCCAGACCTGGAGGACCCCAGATCATGGTTGGCACGCGAGCAAGCGCGTTGGCACGGAGTTCTGACTTGAGTTGAGAGGGACGAATAGTACGCATTAGTTGGTCCTTTGTTGTGAATTAGGGTGCTTCCCCTGTGCGGCGGTAACTTTGCATCCGCTTCACGGCCACAGGAGACTGTCGTGTTGCCAACGCCCGGTTGGTTAGCCGGTAAGCATTACTGCCTAGGCATCATTGGCTATCCGTATTGCTACGGGTAAGCTGTTGCCGAACCACCCGCGCCTATCATGGCGCTTCTCATCGTCCGGGTCAGACTAGCTGCTGATTAGGCGGCACGTTATTTCTTGATGTCGATTACTTCGACCCAAGCAAATTTGCGGTACGGGAAACTGCGTGTGCGAACCCAACGTAGTTCCTCGTGTTTGACGTGTCGTTTTGCAATGAACAGGAATATTGAGATGAAGGCACCGGCCCAAAGGCCTGCCATCATGCCAGCGAAAGTGCCGGCGAATATCCAGATGAAAAAGAACGTCAGGCAGATGTCAAGAAAAATGTCGTGTTTAGCGATGCGTTTAAGGTTGAGCTTTAGTAATAGAAATATTATTGCGATGGCGGCTAGTGCGCCTTCTAATATGCCCATAGTTAGTTAGATCCTGTAGGGTTCTTTAATTGTTAATAGAATTGCTTATGAAAGCAAATTCGTTCAAAAGAGCAATCCCAGCTATCTGATAGAGAAGTGAGTTTGAATAGCTTATGTACATGCCGTCACTGTTGTCGACGGTAAGTTCATCCTTCTCAAAGTCAATTAGTACGTCATGGTTTTTGTGTTTGTTTTTGCGCCAGAGTATTTTAGATCCGTCGAACTCTGGTTCTACAGATAAAGCACGGGTAATGTCAATGATTATTTTAGTTTCCTTTTCTGAATATTCCATTGATGTGTCCTATATGGATAATTACCAGTAATCTCGGTGGCCTCGACTGGCACGCCAGTTTGGCGGTGGAACCCAGCGCCAATCGTAAGGTGTGTAAAACATTACGTTTATTAAGCGCCAGTACCAAGATTTATTAAGGTTTTTTGTGATTGATGTCTGTACCATCAAGCCAGATCTCGCAAGCATTTCCTGTGACGGCGTCGTTCCCACGTTCATAGTTGAAACGCTCCCGTTTTGTATAGATATGCCATTCTTTACCTGTCATACGTAGTTGGACGTTTTTGCGGTAGTCCCAGCCGAAGTACTTAGTTTTCGGCTTGAGTGTTGTGGAAGATTTGTTCATCGCCTAAGTCTTCTCGTTTTGGGAATTCGTTTTCGGTGAGAAACGGTTTTGTGGCAGCAGCACGAACTCGTTCGATGAACATTTCGATTTCGTCAGCTGAGTCAAATACAAGATGGGGGCGAGCGTATCCTTCAGGGTTTTCGTTTGAGTCGTAAAAGACTTCACTTAGTTCGATATAACTATCGTTAGTAAACGGGTCTTCGAAATGAATAAAGCGAAGGTTCCAAACCATAGTCAGATCTCCTCTGCTTGTTGTTGGCTGATTAAATACCCAAGAGTGATGTCAAGTTCGCTGTAGCTATCGACACGAAGTACGGTAGTTTCCCATTTGGCGGATGGGTAAATTCTTTCGCAGTATCGTTTAGTTCTTTCGGCAGACGTTACGTCTGTGAATCCCCATTCGAATATTTCTGAGTATTCTCCAGGATCAAACTCTTTAGTTCCTTTAACAAGCCAAATGATGCTCATCGGTGAAAGCCTCCTTTATTATTGAAGCCTTTGATTTCTTCCCGGTTAGCTGGGACCATGTAGTTGCTTTTATGTAATGGCAGTATGGTGTGTTTGACTCTGCGAGCAGACGCTTCGCCGCACTGTAGACAGAGCTCGTAGCCGAGCGCTTTTCGTGCGTCGGGCACGCTGCGTTCTTGGCACTCAACGCATAGAGTGCTCATGATTAGTGAACGTTGGACTTAAATTCGTTTTCAATGTCTCGTGATGTTCGTTTCATGAAGTCCCCTAGTCCGTCGATTAAATGATCTATTTCTTCTTGGGTGATTTGGTTATTAGTTGATGCTCGCACTGAACCAAGCACGTACGCTATTGCTAGCGTAAAGTTCTTGAGAAAATTGTCGAGTTTCTCTGGGTTGAAGCCATCTGAAACTAAGTTTTCAATGGCTGCTTTGACATGTTTTTCAAGACTCATACGGGCCACACGTAGGGTAAGTTTGATGGTTCGATCCAGTTGTAGCGAGCGTAATACACAGGGTCTTTGCGCAATAGGTTGCTGCGATGAGACGCGTGCAATGCGTCTTCGCCTAGCCAGGCGGGCGGTGCGTCATTGCGTCCATCGGAGCTGTACTGATCTGCTGCGTCTTCGAAAAACAGCAGCAGTGAGTCGTTATACCCACGAGATATCCATTCACGGCACATGGCAGCTCCATAGCGACATAGCTCTATTTCGTGGTTGCGCCACATGTTGGTAGCTGGGTGATTGCGCCATCCGCCGGTGGTCTTTGGCATAGCAAGCAGTATTTGTTTGCACTCTACCCGCTGCTTTCCAAGGCGTTGGCGGTCTAGGATTAGTGCTGATTGGGCGTAGTTGGGATACGGTAAAAAAGTTTGCATAAACTAAAGGACGTTTACATGTTTAAGTAGTAATAACGCCTAAGACATAACCGGCCAAAGTGCAGGTTATGCATATTAAAATTTCAAAAACCATAAAGTTGGGGTCTGGTGAAAGTTGCTGTTTGAGTTCTTCTTCTAGTTGTTTGATTTGGTATTTAAGTTTTCCTACATCGTATTCAGTATAGAAGAAAGACATTATTTTGTATCCTGCGGTTTGTATCTTTTTACACCAAGAGTTCTATTGCCTACATTGCCGCCTAATAATTTACGGCGGCCTGTGTGTGTTAGTGTCAGCGTGCGGATGCGCTCTGTGTCTAGGTCAAGCATATCGCAAATCCAATTAAATGAACGTTCTTTTTCAGAAAAACTGTGTAAGTAATCTAAGGCTTCGTACCTTTCTTCTTTGTTGTCTACGTCTCGTATAGCTTGTAAAAGAACACTGGCCCATAGGGCACGGTAATTAGTATTAGCTCTAAGTATTTTATCCTCTTCAAAGTCATATTGGGTCTGGTACATAGCAATTGCCTATTTTCTAAACTAGTTACATAAAAAAAGCCCCCTACCCGGTTCAGGAGTAGGAGGCTTTTTTGGTTGCTTTTTGTCAAGGCAACAACCGGCCTTTCCTCAACCTCATTGGTTGTTGGTTAATTACGCAGCACGGAGCTGCTTCATGAAGTCACTCACTTCGTTTGCTTCCTGTTCCTCTTGGAGACGGGAGACAATCGAGTCCATAACAGGCATGGCTTCGTGGAAGTTTTCACAAGTCTTGTCCACGTACCAGTTGCCGTGCTCGTCGCGTGTGCGTTGTTCGAACACGTAGAGCGGGCTGATGTCGGTGAGATACGCCATCTTGGCAGCCAGAAGTGACTGCAGTTTGTTCAGTGCAATGAAGTCACTGTCAACAAGCGACGGAATGTGCTCGTTGCTGGCGTAGACACCTACCCAGTCACCGACGTCTTGCGAGAAGTCGATGCCGTTGCCGAGGTCAGGCTTGTCGTTTGCAATGTACAGACGACGCGCTGCCCAACAGACGCCATTCATCACGGACTGAACGAAAGTGAGAAGACGCTCCGGCTTGAACGGAGGTCCTTCGACCGGAACGCCCTGCTCCAGTTCCGCACGAACTGCGGCCTGGCGCTGACGCTGCAAGCTGAAGAACGCAAGAGCAATACGCTCGAGCGGGTCGTTTGCTTGCTGCGACTCGACGAACTTGGCGATGGTGCCAATGGTTGTGTTTTTCTCGGACATATAGCCGATGACATTGGGGATGAAGCTTTGGTCTTTAACAGTCATTTGAGTTACCTGTGGTTGATTAGTAGTACTTAGTTTCGTTAGTCAGATCGTTAGTCCGACTAATATCCTCGAGCGTAGATTCGAGATCTACGTCCGATGATTCGTGGTCCGTCAGCTGGTGTTCGTAGTCAGTGAACAAGTCCCAGTTGACAGTGTTGAAATTGAGTGGATTGCGCTCACGCATGGTTATTCTCCAAGTTCGTCGATGTCGTTTTCTATATCGATTAGTAGGATAAGTGTGATTGCGAGCAATACGTCTGAAGGATGTTGAACACAGTAGTTAGTAAACTGTTTAGCTTTGTTGAACAGTTGTTCGAAGGTTGATTGTGGGATGGGTAGTGGTAGCTGTTTCATAGTTAGTAGTCCTTGATTAAAGAACAAAAATAATACTGACCGCGAGACGCGAAGCGTCGAGCGTTATGTCCAACGGGCTATGTAGAGACCTACAATTATGCCAATAGAAAATACAAGTATTTCTGCAAGTATTAAAGTGTTTTCTAGTTTGAACTTCTTATCATTCAGATCACTTATGGTTTTGTTGAGGCGGGTTATTTCGGCGTGGTTAGAAGCTACTAAAGCTTCGTAGTGAGAAATAATCGACTCTTTTTCGTAAGGGTTCATGGGGATTTCTCCACCTTATTGGTAAATGTCCAGCGTGCCCAGGACGCGTGGTCTGCGGCATCGTCTTCGGTCAAGAAGTAATCCGACGTGCGGTCGTACGGCTCGTACCGCCATTGCCCGCAAGAAGCGTCGTAGTTGTAGCAACAGCGTCCTACGTACCAACCTACTCCGCTTTTCATGGGCAGTTCTGGGCTAACTGCACAGAAGTTTGGTGCAGGGTCCTTGATGTTATCAAGGACGTACTCGTAGAACTCAGCGATGGTAGTGGCAGGAACGTCGTCGTAATAGATGATGCTAGAAGCTGTTGGGGCGATTTGTCCTATCGGGAACATTGGTTGGCTCCGTCTTTTTGGTTACGTTGATTGGTTCGATGACATCGGATATTCGGATGATGAGCCTGTGCCAACCTCTTTGGTTGTCACAAGCCATCTTGTAGAGAACTTCGTAGGGCTTTCCAAGGACGGATAGCTCATCGGTTTCTACATTGGCGATCTGGGCAAGCCTTGCGAGTGAGACGCGCAGGTTGACCAGGTCGCGTTGTGCTTGGCTGTCTATAGTTTGGGTTTTGAACACTGTTGTTACCTCAGTCGGTGTACACGGTGACTTCGAGTTCGCCGTTGGCGAACGCGCGGACCTCGCCACCGAAGTGGCCGGGGTGTTTCTCGCCTTTCTCGATCGATGCCCACTGGTCATCGGTTAGTTCACCGTTGTTATCGACAAGGGTGACAATGCGATAGTCCGAGTACGCCATCTCGTGTGGCTCGAGGCGCACGCGATGGATGTTTTTGTTATAGGCGGAAGTTCTGGATATGAATTTCATGGTTAGCTAACCTCGTTGGCTAATTGATTAAAGTGCACAAATGGACACTGATCACGAAGCGCGAAGCGATGAGCGTGGTCCGTGGTTAGTGATTAGTGGTTAGTGGCCACTAGTATAAAAATGGTACAACTACTGGATATACAACCAGTAGTGTGTGCAGGGAACAGTCAAATGTGTGCAGCAAACAGGGGTATGTGTGCTGCAATAAAGTTGTTGTGTGCAGTAATTTTTCCTTATTTATCAGTTGTGTGCAGTGTGTGCAGTCATTTTTATGTACTAAACAAAAAAGAGCATGTCTCTTAAAAAAATGTGTTGGTTTCCCAGAGAAACTGGAAACCCCCCCTTTTCAGAGCACACAGTGTTAAGTGCTTGTTTTTACTGGAAAGTTTAGTGCACACATTTCCAGCACACATCGCACACACTGTTGTTTTCATACAACAGAGCCACGTCGGGCCTTTTGTGCACGGTCCACGGTGCACGCTTCACTGGCCACGATTCACGATTCACGGTCCACGGGGCACGTGCACGTAGCCGTTGAACCGAGGTTAAAGAGCCACGGATCGTGGTCCGTGGCTCTTGGTTAACGGCTATTGGTCACGGGCACCGAAGGTTGAACCATACTTCTTGAGCATGCGCTCACGACGACGACGTGCGAAGAACTTGTAGACGTCCTCAATCGCTAGTTCAAGGGCGACAACTATGCCGCCCAGGATGAGGCCTAGCATGAAGATAGGTAGGGAGAAGATAAGTCCGACGACAGTCAGGACAATGGCAACACAGACGAGGAAGTTAACGGTAAAGCGAGACAACATGGTAGGTACTCCGTACATAGGATGGGGAGGTTGGAGGTCCCTCCCCGATGGGATTAGGCAATGGCCTGCTCGATGGCTTCAGGCTGCTGGAGCTGATCGAAGTTGAGCTGCTCCTGAACAGGGGGCTGAAGGGTGAGCCGGTGGCTGAGATATGGTTTGCCTGCTTTGCTGGTGTTGAGCCAGGTAGATACTCTGTAGATACCAGGCTGAGTGACGTGTACGAGACCGACGTACTGCGGATCTTGCTTGTCGGGGCGACGAGCGTTGGCGAAGGATGTGCCGGTGTTGGCGGCGGGTATACGAGGAGCGTTGGTTGAAATAGACATTGATGTGCCCTCCTGGGCTGGTTGAGATTAGTGACCTTTAGTTTCAGCTAGGGTGCCCATAACTGCGCAGAGAGTTGTACAGAGAATCCCTGCAAATACTGCTTGACCATAGATCGAGTCGTTAGGGTTAGAAGCGAACAGAATCCAGCCGGTTAGGAACAGATTAAAAACGGTTGAAAGATGCATTGCTGTTGAAAGTTTCACGATAGTTCCCTGTGTTTAGTTGAGATTGAAGGAGAGCAGTTTTACGTCATGCTCAGGACAGTGATTGATTAGTCGAGGATTTCTGTAAGAGTGAGTAAGCCGAGAAGGATGTTGGTCGTGTGCTGCGGATTCTCCTTGGCAGCAGTCACGAGGTTGGATGCTTGAGCTTGCACCTTATCCATTGTGCTGGGCTCAGTGGCCTGTTGCTCGTTGGTAGTGGTCTGGTTGTTTATGTCTGACATTGATGTGCCCTCCTGGGCTGGTTATTGAACATATACACAATAATTACTGACCGCGAATCGCGAAGCGATGAGCGTCCGGGGTTACTGGGCGACAAGGTTCCAAGAACACGATGAAAACAAGGTTCCAAGATCTGGATTCCGGGGATCGGGGGTCCTAGCTCTGGGAGAGGGGAGAGAATGTGTGAGCAGTATAGATAGGGTTTTTGAGTCACCCCCTCCCCACCATCGAAAAGTGAAATCCAAAAATTTTTTTGCAAAATTTTTTCTGGCATACTCTGGCGACTCTGTTGACGCAGGGGGTCGGCAATCGACTCTTCAACAGACCACGAACCACGAATGGAGAACCCCATAACGTGCGTTAGGTGCAAGAAGTCGTTGCCACCGGACCAGTTCAATAGGCACTCGCGCAACAGGGGCGAGATCAAACGCAGCTACTGTCGCGCCTGTGCCAAGGCCCTCGACCGTAAAACACGGTCCTCTGGCTATGAAACCTATCTCCGGTACTTAATTCGTAAGAACAAGTCCTCGAGCACGGAACGTGGTATCTCTGATTACACGATCACGGCGGAGTCCTTGAAGGAACTGTGGGAGAAGCAGGGGGGTAAGTGCGCAATATCCGGCGTCATCCTTACCCATCACCTGGACGGAACGGGGCGTAAGGAGTTCAACGCCAGCATCGACCGGATAGATAGCCAGCTAGGCTACGTCCCTGGTAACGTTCAGCTCGTTGCCTATCGTGCGAATGTGTTAAAAAACGACCTTGGGCTCGACATGCTTTATTGGTGGGTTAAGACAATTTACCAATACTCTTGTGATTGAGCATTAGGGGGGCTAATATAAATGCTGCAAAAAGTCCAGGTCTTTGCTATAGAGGGCTTTGAAGCGGCCGTTATTGGTACCGCCATTAGGGGCGGGAACGAGGTGCTGGTGTACGACGGTTATCTGGCCGAGGCCATTGCCCTCGGTCTGGAGCCTAAGGCCGCCAGCCTCAAAGAGTATTTAATGAAGATTGAGCTCGGCAAGCTTGGAGATAAGGCACCAGTTTTCGTGTTCTTGGATGTAATAAACGTTGGAGACAGTACCGACTCCGTCAGAGAACCAGGAACTCCAGTCCACTGAACAGGTAGAACTCCAGTCATTCATGCCCTACATGGGGCTGTCACTGGGGGATCTAACTGCTCAGCAGGAGCGTCTTGTTCTTTATATGTCTCGTGGCATGACGACGGCAGCGGCCGGTCGTGCTGCGGGGTATACGACTCCGCAAGCCGCATACGATGCGGCGAAGCGCCCGGCCGTGGTCAAAGCGTTGAACTACTTTAGGGAGCAGTTCCGTGAAGAGGTGCATTTTACCAGAGTCCATGCGCACTCGATGTATCTGGATGCGTACAACTCTGCAGCGACGTCTACCGAGATGAAGAACGCGACCGACTCATTAGTCAAGCTCCACGGTTTGGCGGCTCCGGACCACGCGACGCAGATCAACATCAACGTGACACCGGCCCACATGGAACGGATGTCTGATGAGGATCTGCTGAAGCTGGTCGGTAGAGACGAGAAGTATCTGGAGCCTGACTCCACTTGATAGAAGAGATTCCAACTCGCAAGTGCAGACGGTGCAGGAACCTGCATCCTGTAACCTTGTTTGCGAGCGAGGTGGAGGGGATATGTGTCTATTGTAAAGCTGATCGTGCAGAAGCATTACCGGACCCCGCCTTGCATAAAGATACGCACAGAAATATGGGGGAGGTGGAGCTTAGCGTTGAAGAAAGGGCAAAACGGGAACTAGCGTTCCGGTTACTCGCTCGAAAGAGATTACTGCCCTTCGTCGAAAAATACAATACAGACTACGTTGCAGGGTGGGTGCACAAAGATGTTTGTAAACGACTTGAACAATTTTCTCGGGACGTGGTGGACCAAAAGTCGCCGCGCCTTATGCTCTTTATGCCGCCGCGTCATGGAAAGTCGACACTTGCGTCAGTGGCATTCCCGGCTTGGCATCTGGGGCGTAATCCTGAACACGAATTTATTAGTTGTTCGTATTCAGGCTCGCTTGCGATGGGTTTTTCTCGGAAGGTTCGTCAAGTATTACGTGAGCCTACCTATAAAGCGATATTCAAGACGCGTCTGGATCCGGATAGTCAAAGCGCGGAAGCGTGGCTGACTACTGCTGGCGGCGGTTACGTCGCAGCAGGTGTCGGCGGCGGTATCACGGGTAAAGGCGCGCACGTTCTTGTGGTCGACGACCCCGTCAAGAACCGCGAGGACGCTGAAAGCCAGAACAATCGCGACGCGAACTGGGATTGGTATACATCAACCGCGTACACACGTCTCGCGCCAGGCGGCGGTGTGCTCGTCATTCTTACGAGGTGGCACGATGATGACTTGGCTGGAAGACTTCTTAAAGCGGGTATTCAAGGTGGAGACGAGTGGGAAGTCGTTAGATATCCCGCCATCGCCGAAGACGACGAAGAGTTCCGAAAAACCGGTGAAGCGCTCCACCCGGAAAGGTACGACGTCGATTCGCTCCGCCGCATCGAAAAAGCGGTAGGTCCTCGAGACTGGTCTGCGCTCTATCAGCAGAATCCTGTCGCCGACGACGGTCAGTACTTCACCAGAACGATGGTGCAGTACTACGATGCCGACGAGATCGACCGCGAAGAGATGCGGTACTACTGTGCCTGGGACCTCGCGATCGGTAAGAACGACCGCAACGATTACAGCGTCGGCCTTGTCGTTGGTATCGACGAAGACGATCACATGTATGTAATGGACTGTGTCCGTGGTCGTTGGGATGGCTTCGAGATCGTCGAGCGGATACTCGATCTCTACGAGCAGTGGAAGCCGTCGATCATTGGCATTGAAAAAGGTCACATCGAAATGGCCCTCGGTCCGTTCCTCGAGAAGCGTGTGCGTGAGCGCGGGCTCTATGAGGCGTACTTCAAAGATCTGAAGACTGGGCGGCGTGACAAGGAGGCTCGAGCCCGAGCCATTCAGGGACGTATGCAGCAGGGCATGGTGTTCTTCCCGAGGGAAGCAGCATTCTCTGGGCCGCTCATCGCTGAGTTGCTGCGGTTCCCAAATGGTATGCATGATGACCAAGTCGACGCGTTGGCGTGGATTGGTCTCATGATGACAGAGTTTACTACGTATCAAGCTCCTGTTGTTCGCGAGCCCTCTTGGCGGGATAGGCTCATAGCTATTGCTCGTGGACCGCGCCAAAAGTCCGCGATGAGTGCTTAACCGTGGCAACACCTAAAGTCACTGTTACTTCCTACGAAGATTGGAAGAGTAAGTACGGGTTTCAGGAGAGCCCGGACTATAACTTGAAGGCTGCGTTTGAAGCCGGACTAGATCCGGAGATGAACTCGGGAGATGGCAAGTTCCACTTATCAGATCGGTTCAAGCTGCCGACTCACCCTACTTATTCGACAGACAGTGACTATTCAAGATCAAAAGGAGCGCCTCCAGCAGGACGTTGGGAAGGTAGCGAAGAAAAGGGATGGACGTTCTACGCCAGCCCTCAAAACATTAAAAATCTCGGCGGCGAGAAACAATATCTAGCTTGGTGGGAAAAGAACGAGCCAGGGGTAAAGCTCGTGCTTCCTCAACAACCGTCACTTAGACAGTTGCCTGTTTTACCCCGTCTCACACGGTAAACCATTATGGCCAAAATCAAACCACAGTCTATTGAAGATCAACAGCTCGCCCACACGCAGTGGCAGCGCTACGTGCGCGCCCGCGATAACGGGCATCTGCAGTACGTTGAGATGGCGAAGAAATGTGACGCGTTCTATCGCGGCGACCAGTGGGACAAGTCTGCTCTTGCAGTTCTGGAGGCCGAGGGCCGTCCAGCACTGACCATCAATACTATTCTTCCGACCGTGAACACGGTCCTCGGAGAACAGTCCACGCGCCGTGCTGATATTCAGTTCAAGCCACGCCGTGGCGGTGACCAGGACGTTGCAAGCGTCCTAACCAAGCTGTACATGCAGATTGCCGACAACAACAAGCTCGACTGGGTCGAGCAGCAGGTGTTCAGCGACGGCCTCATCATGGACGGCCGTGGTTACTTTGATGTCCGCATGGACTTTAGTGACCACGTAGAAGGTGAGGTACGCATCACGGCCAAGGACCCGATTGATATCCTGGTTGACCCGGATGCCAAGGAGTATGATCCGAAGACATGGAACGAGGTCTTTGAAACTAAATGGATGACCCTCGACGAGATCGAGGAACTGTACGGCGAAGACAAAGCCGAAGCGCTACGGTTCGTCGCCGAGAATGGCAACGGATTCGGACGCGACTCAATCGAATACGAAGAGACTCGCTACGGCAAGACTGACTCGACGCAGGACTATCTTAGAGCGTCGGTTCCTGGCAGTGAAGAATACCGAAACGTAAAGGCGCTACGTGTCATCGAGCGGCAGTACCGTAAGATGGGGCGTGCAGATTTCTTTGTTGATCCCAACACGGGGGATCAGCGCGAGGCCCCCGAAGAGTGGGGCGAGCAGAAGACGAAAAAGTTCGCCAAGCAGTACGGCCTTGGGATCATCAGTAAGATTAAGCGCAAAGTGCGCTGGACAGTGACGTGCGACAAGGTCGTGCTCCATGACGACTGGTCGCCGTACGAAGACTTCACTCTCGTCCCTTACTTCGCGTATTTCCGTCGCGGCCGTCCGTTCGGTATGGTGCGTAATCTGTTGTCTCCGCAGGAGCAGCTGAACAAGATCGCGAGCCAGGAGCTGCACATCGTCAACACCACCGCCAACAGTGGCTGGATGGTTGAGAGTGGCTCACTCGTCGGCATGACGACGGACGACCTAGAGGAGCACGGCGCAGAGACGGGCCTGATACTCGAGTACAACCGTGGTTCGCAACCGCCGACCAAGATTCAGCCTAATCAGATTCCGACCGGGCTCGATCGCATCAGTCAGAAGGCGGCGCTCAACATCAAGACTATCAGCGGCGTGAATGACTCGATGCTCGGGTCGGACAGCGCAGAGGTCTCCGGCATCGCCATTCAGGCGAAGCAGAATCGCGGCGTCATCATGATTCAGGTGCCGCTCGACAATCTGCGTAAGACTCGACAGTACCTGGCGGAGAAGGTGCTGAATCTCGTGCAGCGGTTCTACACCGAGCAGCGCGTTATTCAGATCACCAACGAAGATGATCCAATGAAGCCGCGCGAGCCTATGGTCGTCAATGAAATGACGCCGGAAGGTCGCGTGATTAATGATTTGACTTTAGGCGAGTACGACGTAATCGTCGGCACTGCGCCTGCGCGCGACTCGTTCGATGAGATGCAGTTCGCCGAGGCGATTAATCTTCGTCAGGTTGGCGTAGCCATACCGGACGACGCTATTATTGAGTACAGCCACCTCGCCCGTAAGGGAGAACTTGCGAAGCGTATCCGCATGATGACGGGTGTCGAGCAGACTCCGGAGCAGATGGAAGCCAACGCTATGCAGGCGGAGCTGGCGATGCAGCAGGTTCAGCTCACGCTGGTCAAACTGCAGGCAGAGGTTCAGAAGTTGCAGTCGGAAGCGGCGGTCAACATTGCCAAGGTACAGGATGTCGCCGACGTTCAGCCCCAGCTCAAGATGCAGGAGCTCCAGGCGCAGATTGCAATCAAGGAGCGCGAGCTCGAGCTGCGGCGTGAGCTTTCTTCGCTTACTAATGAAACGCGGCGTAATCAGCATCAGACTGCATCAGCGACTCGTATTGCTGCGACAGTCATGCAGACCGCTGCCAAGACGCAGAATCAGGGCCCGCCGCCCCCTGTTAATATCCCAAACATGCGGCAATAAGTATCCAATAGGAGTTTGATACATGGCTGACGACAAGAAGGACGTGACGTTTGATGTGATGCCCGGTGCCGATCCCGTTGAGGCGGCCCCGGAGCAGAAGTTCGACTTTAATTTTGGGCTCGGCGAAGAAATTAAAGCCGCAGTTGCGGAACCGGCCACGGAACCGGCCATCGAGGAGGCAGAAGCGCCAGTAGTTTCGGAGGCAAAGGCGGAAGTTGAACCGGTGATCGAACCGACGCCGCTTGAAACGCCGGAAGTTGCTCCGGTTGTTCCGGAAGCGGAGGCGAAAAAAGCCCCAGAATCGGAGCCGAAGCAGAAGATGGTGCCGAAATCGCGCCTAGACGAGGTGTTGGCCAAGCAGAAAGCGCTGCAGAAGCAGCTCGACGACCTCATGGCGGCTAAAACCGCTGCCGAAACGGCTCCTGAGAGCTACGATTTCGCGGTAAAAGAGGTGGAGTACCAGAATATGGTGCTCGACGGTCAGCATGAGAAGGCTGCGGCCCTTCGTGCCGAGATCCGCAAGGCGGAACGCGCACAGCTCGAGTTCGAGTTGACGCAGAAAGTGGAGCAGAAGGTCACTCAGAGCCAGCAGATATCTGCTTTGCAGCAGGCCGCAGCTGATCTGGAGGCCAATTTCCCTGTTTTTGACCGCGCTAGCCCTGATTACAACGAAAAGTACACGCAGGAAGTCATCGATCTGCGCGACGCCTTTATTGTTAAAGGCGAAAACCCGGTCGCGGCCCTGTCTAAGGCAGCGAAATTTGTCCTGCGGGAGTATGATCTAATCGATATGAGCGGAGACACCACTCCTTCCCTGGCTGTCGCCCCGACTCCGAAGGCACCTAGCGTCGATGAGGTGGCCAAAAAGCGCGCAGAGGTGGCCCGCAAACTAAAAGCTGCTGAATCTCAACCCCCCGAAATGCCGGGAGAGAGCTCTGCAGCACGCGGCGAGAAAGCGATCGATCTTTCTACGTTGACAGAAGACGAGTTTAACGCTCTTCCTGCCGCTACCCTTAAGCGTTTGCGCGGAGATATTCTCTAATGGCCGGTCGCGATTCACGTTTAGCCCGAGCCGGTGTCTCTGGCTACAACAAACCTAAGCGTACACCAAGCCATCCGACCAAAAGCCACGTAGTTGTGGCCAAGTCGGGGGATCAGGTGAAAACTATCCGGTTTGGCCAACAGGGCGTCAGGGGCTCCCCCCGTAAAAAAGGGGAGTCCGACTCATACCGTAACCGCCGCGAGTCCTTCAAAGCCCGCCACGCTAATAATATTTCCAAGGGCAAGATGTCTGCGGCGTATTGGGCAAACAAGGTAAAGTGGTAATGGCTAAAACTAAGTCAAAGGTCAATGCCGCTGGTAATTACACCAAGCCGACTATGCGTAAACAGATTTTTGAGCGCATTAAAGCTGGTAGTAAAGGTGGTAAACCAGGCCAATGGAGCGCCCGCAAAGCACAGATGCTAGCGGTCGAGTACAAAAAGTCAGGCGGAGGCTATAGGTAATGGGGTTAGCCAAGTCACAGAAGTCCCTCAAGAAGTGGACTAAAGAGGACTGGGGCACTCGTTCTGGTAAGAACAGCACCCAGGGCTCGAAGGCGACTGGCGAACGGTACCTGCCGAAGAAAGCTCGGCAGGCGCTGTCCCCTCAGGAGTATGCTGCTACTACCCGTAACAAACGTCGTTCGCTTGCCAAGGGCGAGCAGTTCTCGAAGCAACCCAAGCGTATCGCCAAGAAGACCGCGCGGTACCGTTAACCACAGGAGATAAGCGTATGAAGATGAAGAAGAAAGGCGGAAAGGGCCCTATGCATCGGATGCCGGATGGCACCATGATGCCTGGAAAAAGCCATAAGGCTAAAAAGTCGGCTAAGAAGCCAACCAAGCCTAGATACCCTTATTGATAATATTCGCATTAACTAGTTGCAAATTTGTATTAATGTTGCTATTTTGCAACTGAACTCGTCTGCTGGAACGATATTCAGCCGTGTCGGACACGTAAAAAACGTCGGACCCGCCTGCGCAGGCGTAAAACCCGCCGAGGTCGCGCCTCGTTAACCCGCGCTAAGTCGTGACCCCACGATACGGGGTAACGGTTTAGCCGCACCAAAAGTCGGCTGTAGCCTAGTAATGCGTGTGCATTACTAGATTTGAAACGCAATTTAAAGGAGAAGCCAAATGGCTCTTACTAATTTTGCGGCGCTGACTAGTGATCAACTCACGGCATGGAGCCGTGATTTCTGGCGCGTCGCTCGCAATATGTCGTTTGTGAACCAGTTCGCTGGTTCAGGTTCGAACGCGATGATTACGCGTGTCACTGAGCTGACCAAGTCAGACAAGGGCACGAAGGCCGTCATCACTCTGCTTGCCGATATGACCGGCGACGGCGTGACTGGCGATAGCACCCTCGAAGGTAATGAAGAGGCGCTCCGCGCTTACGACATCACCATCGAGCTCGACCAGCTCCGCTTCGCGAACCGCATTGCCGGTCGCCTCGCGGATCAGAAGAGCGTGGTGAACTTCCGTGAGCAGAGCCGTGACGCCCTCGCGTATGCGCTGGCTGATCGTTGCGACCAGCTGGCGTTCTTGACGCTATCGGGTGTGGCCTACACGCACAAGACCAACGGCGCTCTGCGCACGGTCTTGGCGTCTGGTCAGAACCTGTCGAACCTCGAGTTCGCTTCTGACGTGACGGCTCCTACCGCAGCGCGGCATCGCCGTGTTTCCGGTGACACTATCGCTGCTGGTTCGACTACGTCTGTTACTGCGACGGACAAGTTGAAGTACCGTCATATCGTTGACATCAAGGCCTATGCCAAGGATCAATACATCCGTGGCGTTCGCTCTGCTGGCAACGATGAGGTCTTCCACATGTTCGTGACCCCGCAGCAGATGGCCTCCCTCAAGCTCGATTCGGACTTCCTCGCCAACGTGCGTAACGCTGGCATCCGTGGTCCGAGCAACCAGCTGTTTGCTGGTTCGAGCTCGCTGATGGTCGACGGCGTCATGGTCCACGAGTTCCGCCATGTGTTCAACACATCTGGCGCGACGACTGGTACCTCGGCGAACGCTGGCGCAGCTGGCTACAAGTGGGGTGCAAACGCAAACGTGACGGGCGCTCGTGCGCTCTTCTGCGGTGCGCAGGCTCTCGCTATGGCTGACATCGGTCTTCCGGATATCGTTGAAGATAACTTCGACTACCAGAACCAAGCTGGTATCTCGATTGGTAAGATCTTCGGTCTCCGTAAGCCGAAGTACAACAGCGACGTGACGGCAGACACGCAGGACTTCGGCGTGGTTGCTCTCGACACGGCGCAGTAAGCCGCTTAGGGGGCCCTCTCTTCGGAGGGGGCCCCCATCTCTCTACTCCAGGAGCAATCGTGAAGGTTGTCTCGGATAAAGAAATTCGCGTTGCCACACTCAGTGGCGCAGTGGTTTTGTTTTTCCCAGGGGAAGAGTGCGAAGTAGCCGACGAGATCGGCATTCTTGCGCTGCAAATGGGAGCCCGACAGGTAGGGTTTGAAGCGCCGAAAGCGCCTCCTCCTGCGGTCAAAGATTCCCCCCAGATCGAAGAATTCGAGGACGTAAAGAACCTCGATGACGTAGTCGCTGGTATTGAGAAGCTCTGTGAACAGGGCGACCCAGAAGACTTCAAAGCGGATGGAACTCCCAAAGCTTCGGCAGTAAACCGCGCTGTCGGGCGCAACGTTAGCATTGAAGATCGGGAAGCAGCTTGGGATATATTCATCAAATCGTGAGGTAGGTCATGGCCGTTACCGTACAAAGTGTTATCGACAGAATCCAAACAACCCTTCAAGACACAACCGGGGTTCGCTGGCCTGTAGTCGGAGAGCTTATACTCTGGATCAACGACGCTCAGCGTGAGATCGCGCTGCTCAAGCCTGACGCTTCGGCAAAGAATACGACGGTCACTTTGGTTGTTGGCACTAAGCAGGATATCCCTAGCGACGGCAACGGTTTGTTGCGGGTTACCCGTAACATGTCGGCCGCTTCTAGCGGACTCGGCCGTCGCGCAGTGCGCATCGTGCAACGGGAAATCCTCGACGCGCAAACTCCCGATTGGCATAACCCGTCTGTTACGGGCGACGCCGCTCATGGAACCGTAGTCAAACACTACGTCTACGACGAGCAGAACCCGCGCAACTTCTATGTTTATCCTGGGGTCTCGACCGCTGATTCCGCGTTCGTCGAGATTATATATTCGGCGAATCCTACCACCGTAGCGCAGAACGGCAACCTGGACATCCCAGACATCTATGCAAACGCGGTGATGAATTATGTGCTCTACATGGCATACATGAAGGACGCCGAGTACGCGGGCAACCAGCAGCGTGCGGCGTCGCACTATCAACTGTTCACGACTTCTATTACTGGTAAAGGTCAGGTGGACGCAATGGTGACCCCTAACTACGACGCTAGACAACGTCCGGTTGCTGTAGCAGCGGGGTAACAAGGTATGGCAACTCTGTACGAGTCGTTGCTGCCTGAGATCATCCCGATGGTGCCGGGCTGTCCGGACACGCTCATCGAAAACAACATTCGATCAGCGGTCATCGAGTTGTGCGAGAAAGCACCAGTCCTTCAGGCGGAGCTTGATCCAGTTACCACACGCGTCGGGACGTTTGAGTACGACCTCGAGCCGCCGACCGACACCGTGGCTCACAAGATCATGTGGGCCGTGTACAACGGCAACGATCTCGAGCCGATAAGCACGAACCTTTTGGAACAGCGCAAGCCTGGTTGGCGTGATGCCGCAAATCGCGGGAACCCTGAGTACTTCGTGAAGGTCAGTCAGTCATTGTTCTGGCTCGTACCCGTACCGAACGTTACGAAGGTATCGAGCACGGTTCTGCGAGTTCAGCTGAAGCCAACGCAAACGTCTTTGTCGGCCGACGATGAGCTGATGTCCGATTATCGCGACACTATCGTCAATGGAGCATTGTTTCGTTTGTTACGTTTACCGAGTAAAGAATGGACAGACCTGTCCGGTGCTTCGGTGTACGGATCGATCTTTAATGAAGGCATTGCTGCTGCCGATCGACGCGCGCGTCACGCCGACGTTGGCATCGCCAGGAAGGTAGCGTATGGAGGAGTCTACGCCCCATTTTCAAAGCGGAGAAACAGGTACAGCAACGGCTATTGAGCCGGTTGTCTCTGATATTCGCCGGGAGTGGGATTGGGTACGGCACGGGGTTGAGGAGATTATTCGCAACGCGAAAACACTCACTTACCGGCCGGAGGATGTCTACGCGGCTTGCGTGAACAAGCAAGCCGTTTTGTGGACGACGAGTGAAGGGTTCGTGATCTCCACTACGGAGATTGACCCCTTCACGGACCGGAAGACGATGTTTCTTTGGCTCGCGTGGGCTAAGAAACGAGGTGATAGTTTAGTGGCAAAGTACCAGTTGTTTTTTGAGAAGGCTGCCCGCGAAGCGGGGTATAGTTATTTGGAAACCCGGTCTCCCTTTCTTGGGTTGATGGGGTATCTAGAGAGTCACGGTTGGGCTATAGATACTGTAGTTTATACGAGGGAGCTATGAGTAGTAAGCCTAAGAAACAGGACTACCAAGCAAGCGAGTCTGAAAAGGCGTCGGCAGCCGTTGCTCAGGCGGAGTACGACTATTTTAAGCAGAAGTACGATCCGCTCCTGCAGGAAATGCGGGACAAGGTGAACAAAGAAGACCTTCGGTCTGGTCTGCGAGGCAGAGCTAACGCGGATGTTATGCAGTCTTTGTCTACGCCCTCGTATCAAGAAGTTTCTAGAAGTGATGCGTCTGGAGACTTGTCTGGAGCAATTAGTGGGCAGCTTACAAAGGCTGATGAAGCCGCAAACACAGTTAAGAACACTATGGGTTCCAGCGTGCTCGGCACAGCCCGTGGGCAGGCTGCAGATGCACAGACAGGCATGGCGCAGGCCAGTCGGCTTGCTACGTCTAACTTGTTGGAGCGAGCAAAAGCGAAACAGCAGGTCGCTGAGGCGAGAGCCGGTGCCGCTATGCAGATCGGATCTGCTGCGGTTTTGTCCGGACTTAGAAACTTATCGTCCGCCAAACCAGGCGATACGAGAAGCACGCTCAGCAAGATGATGACTCCGACCAATAACGACGGCACGTTAGCGAGCAGTATTGGCGATAGGTTTAGATTCTCTATGGGGTTTACGCCTTCTGCGTCTACTAATCAGAACTTCGTGTCAACGCGATATCCAACGCCGATAGAGAGACCCCCCGGCCCTTCTTATCAACCTTCGTTGGGGCAACAGACCTCTATATATAACCCACGTTTTAGACCTGGACGGTAAATATGGCACCTGATATCGGTAGAGCAGCCGTTATGCCAGAAGACTATCTGGCCAGAAATATGGCCTTCTATGGCAACGGGAGTCCTGTTATGGGGGGCAGTCCTGCTTCTCCTTCCCAGCTCAAGATGCAGGAGCTCCATGGAGCGACCGCTTATTCTGGGGCGTCTTCTGGCCTATCGACTGTGACTGATCCAGAAAAGGCGTATGCCAATCTGACGAGGCAGGAGTATCTTGATTACATAAAGAATTACCGCAGCTTTGAAGAAGGGCTGATAAATAAAGCTCGCACTGATAAGTCTTTGATAGACGAAGCGCGTAAAGATGTAGGTCTTGCTTCTACTCTCTCAACTGGCGTTGCTGAGCGAAATGCACAACGTTATGGCGTGAATCTAACGCCAGAGATGCGACAGCAGCAGGAGCTTCGGCTTCAACGCGCGAATACTCTCGGCGGTATCCAAGCAGTTAGCGACGCTAGAATTGCGCAGCGCGAAGCTAATACTCAGCTGATGGCAGACCTAATTAACATCGGACAGGGTGTAAATCGCTCGTCTCAGCAGCAACTTGGATCCGCAGCGCAAGACGCAAGTGCAAGACAAAACGCGTATAGACAGGCAAAAGCTTCTTCAAAGGCTCAGACATATCAAGCCGTTGGTAGTTTGGCTTCTACAGCGATATTGGCGTTTGCTCTTTTCTAAAGGTGAACTGAAATGGCAACTGGTATTCTTGGCGGGTTAGACGCCACTCTTCAGGGCTTTATGCAGATGTCTGCGCAAGCAGAGCGTAATCGCTTGGCTAATGCAGAACTTGAGCTCGCGCGTCAACGGGATAACCGTGAACAAGAACAACTTAAGTTAAACCAAGAAACACTCAGGCTCAACCAAAATGCAGATGCTCGCGCTCAAGGAGAATCTAATGATCGGCAACGCGCACTTGCTAAAAATGAACTTTCCACAGACGCAGACCGTGCATATGGGCGTGCTCAGACGCTTGGTGTTATTAAACAGGACGGCAATATAGACCGTGACACCTTACGAAGAGGCGTTAAGGCTGGAGACGAACAGTACACTCGTTTTCTTGCTGACATCATGAACGTCAATAAGCGCGAAGAAGCTATCGGCCGTAATAACTATGGCCCTACAGATTTTGCTTTCACTGGGGTCGACAAAGAAGCCCTTAAGCTGGGTAAAGTAGTAATAACTGGTTCGTATAGAGATGGTCGCCCTGGCGTTTTGACAGCGCAGGGCGGGTCTGGTCCGAACGAAAACATTGTTGCTAGCACGATCGACGAAGCCGTTGATCTTGCTATTACTGCTTTGCAGACGCGTGTTATTCCCAACTCGAACTTTGGTGCTACTAGCGCCGAAAGTCGATTTCGAACTGCACTGGGAGTAGGCAACACTATAGCCGCCGCTAATAAGAATGCGCCTCCGTTCTACGCTCAGTCCTATAACGCTGGAGGAGCACGCACTGTTTTAAATGCTATTGATGCTAGCGGTCTTCCTGTAGAAGCTAGTCGTACGTTTATTTCTCAGCTGTCGGCGATTAAAGATCCGCGTCAGAAGCAAGAATTTATTTGGCAGGTAGCCAAAGATCTTGGCGTCGAAGCCGAAGTAAATATGCGTGGAGGAGCTTCGTCTACTACCATCGGTGTTGATAAAAGAACTACTGAGTTTGATTTAAAAGGCATAAAGATTGTTTCACAACCTAGCTTAAAGATAAAAGGTTTTGATACCGGTATTGCTAGAAAACGTAAGCTAGCCGACAAGCTTCCTATAAACGACCCACGTCGGGAAGCACTTGAAAACGAAATTTCTGATCTTGCTGACCAGAAGGCAAATTTTATTCGTAGCGAGAACCAGGCTACGTGGGATTCTTACACGGCAGACTCCAAGAAGGCCGAAGAAGCTCTTGCCAAACCCAACGTGACTGCTGAGTCGCGCTCGTATTGGAACGCTCGTAAGCAGGACGTTGATAAGAAGAAGCAGGCATTTATTAAGGCTGGCGGATATACGCCGATTCAGCGTACAACTGATTATCAGGTCCTTGAACAAAATGTTATCTCTCGTATTAGAGAGCTATCACCCTCTGACGTAGCAGGAGCTATACAGAGTGGGGCTTTGAAGTTTTCTGAGCCGGAAGTCCGTGCTTTGCGAGCCCGTCTCACAGAGGCCGGAGTATCCGGCACAACCGGTAACGCAATCCGTACTGCTTCTAAGGCCCTACCTCGCGAAGAGATCATTGCAACACTTGCAATAGCCTATGCTCAGTCGAATGACCCTGGGCAACAGCAGCAGCTGATGACGATGATTGCTAACACCGGCGAGACCGGAAGCCCGTTCTTGAGCGCAGTCAAACGGCGTGATCAGGAGCTTAATGAGTGGGAATTGGCATTACGAGAACGTGAGCTGCAAGCTAGCAGAGAAGCCACCGCAGCTAAAAGAGCAGGGGATGTCAATGCAGTTAAGTTGGCTAATATCCAAGCTTTAGACGAAGCTCTTAGCGCTGGGGCCGCCATGCTTAACCCAACTGTGAAGGGGCGTATTACTAAGGGCAATATAGAAGATGCTTCTAACTGGGCTCGTGTATCACTGCCTAGAAACCAGGCGTTCATCCGTCAGATGGCTCGACTTGATCCGGTTGCGGCGAGTGAATACTACGACGTTCACCTCGGTCAATCGTCTCAGGCAGCGGCCATTATATTTGATGAACTACCTAGCGGCTTTATTAATGATACGCTCTACAGCTGGTTTGGTAACAAACCGACCGTGGACACTATGGCTAAGAGGCTTCAGAACGTACGCGCCGTAACTGATGCAGATGAAACCGTCAGGTCGTTTTATCTTGTAAACCGTGGAACTGGTAGGCAACAGGGCAAAGAGATAACTGCTGCCCAGATGCAGAATTTCGATGGGGGCCCTGAGCTGTTTCAGATTTTTGCGCGCGCAGCCCTCATAAACGAGGAGATAGCCTCTGCTCGAGCAGCTCAAAACGCTAGACAATAACTAGCATGGCTACTGAGCAGTACGATCCGTTTGTAGAGTTCCTTCGCGCTGGAAACGAAACTAGCCCTGAAGAGGACTTGCAGTTCCAACAGTTCCTTGGCAACGCCCCTACTCCGCAGTTTAGGGGCCGAGCGGCGTCTACGCTTGGCGAAGAGTTTAGCGGGGCTGTTGAGTCCGGCATTCAAGGACTAGCAGCTGACCTCGAATACTTTAAAGCGCTAGGTAACACCGTAATCGGTGACACTAAAGCGGCCGAAATTAATATTCGAGAAGCCAGGCTTCGCGAGGAGTTTGCTGCTGCTCCGCTCGATGGGCTTGAGACATTTGAGCAGTTCTTAGATCAGCCTACGTTTAGCGGCTTTATTAGCCAAGCTACACGCGGTTTTGGTCAAATTGTACCGTCCGCTGCTCTGTCTATTGCTAGCGCTGGTACTGGTGCACTGGCCGCTGTTGTTGGTCGTGGTGTACTGAACCAGGTAAATCGCCAGGTAGCCAAGCGGATCATTAAGGATTCGGTCGAGCGCTCCGCAAAAGGAGTGGCTGACCCCGTCGAGCAGCAGATTGCCGAAATTGCATATGGATCGCTCCGTCAGGCTGCGAAGCGCGGCGGAGTTGCTGGTGCATTTGGTGCTGAGTTCGCGCCTATGTCAGGTAGCAACTTGTCTGAGGCGCTAGATTCTGGGCAACCACTAGACGAAGCTAGTGCTCTTCGCGCTGCTGCAGTGGGTGTGCCGCAGGCTGTTATCGGCGTAGGCAGCGAAGTCGCGCTGTTGAAACTTCTCGGCAGACAGGCCACAAAGCGGACGGCTGTCGAAGGAAGCTTGTTTGCGAACTTCGCTAAACGCTTTGGTGCTGGCGGGCTGAAAGGCGGCGCTATTGAATCAACGACTGAACTAGCTCAGGAAGGTATCGCGGTTGCTAACCGCGCTGATCTTGACCCGCTGTTCACAGCTCAAGATGCACAACTCCGTCTTGCTGAAGCAGCATTCGTTGGATTCTTTGGCGGTGCTGCTCCTGGCGCTGGTGGTGGAGCTATCGGTGGAGCTTTGGACGCTGTTCAGAGTCCACGACTCAAAAACACTGTGTCTAATGTTATCGACCGTGCCAAAGGTTTGGTTGAAGACGCTAAGTCGCAGTTCATAAACAATAAAATTAACTCCGAACAGTTTGGCGAACCTTCCCCTGGAACTACAGCCGCCGAGTCTCAGCGCGATATCAACGCGCAACTTCGCGCGATGTTTGACGACGAGACCGGCAAAAACGCGGTTTGGATTGCGGGCGATAAGCCAGAATATGGCGCGGTACCCGGTCGTATCATGCAGACGAACTCGCTCGGAGGTAAAACTGCATACATCGCTTTTGTTCCCGGCCGAGGTACGATCGTTTCTACTTATGCGGACCTTGTTGATGAAGTCGTTAAAGCCGGAGCGACGGACGAAGCTCTTGCAGTAGCTCTCGGTTACAGCGCTACGAAAGATTATTCTGCGCCAGGTGATCAGGTTGTTCAGGTAATAGATAGCGATGGCAACGTCGTCTCGGAAGAGGTGACGAATGAGCAGACTCTTGGCGCGGCAACGGCTAAAGCGCAGCAGACGTTTCGGTCAGATAAATACAGAGTCAACGTAACCACTGTAGAAAAAGCGCTCGAGGAACGACGGAAGCGGTTCATGGCTGAGCAGAAGCCTGAGATACGGGATATGGAGCTCTTTGATCAGGATGGAACTGAAGACCAGACTGATATAGATCTTTTTGATCAAAGATCTCAAACGATCGAGGGGCAACGTAACGAGATCGGCGTTTATAACAAAAAAGATCCGGCAGTTACGTTTGATAATACGGCCGCGGCCAGAGCAAACTATGAGCGCGTGTTTGGCTACACGGACTGGACTTCTCCTAGATTTGCGAGCATGAACGAGCAGTTGTTGAATACTGCAGCTAACCGGCAGAGTAATAATCCCAACGTCGCGGTCATGATTGAGGACACACCAGACGGTAGATTTCGTTTGGTTGAGGAAGAATACGGTCAGGAAGACAAGTTTAAGTTTGAAAAGATAGTTAAGGATAAAAAAACTGGGCGGAAGTCTACTCAGACTTTGCTTCTCAACTTGAGCGATTATCTAGCTGAATCTGTTCGAAGGGCCTATCGAGTTGCTGGAGACTTAGTGTTTGGCTCGAAAATTGAAGGCGATAACCGCTTAGCTCGTCTCTCTTCAGAGCTTCCAAAACTTCGGCGCGATTCGCAGAGAGTGACCGTAGTATTTCCGAACGGTAAGTCAGTAAACGTAGCCTTGTGGGACCTAGTTAACTCTGGGCGAGGGCTTTTGTTTGGTCGCGGCCAAAGCATGCTCGGCTTCACAGATGCTAGTGGCAGAACTGTTTCGGACTCTAAAGCAGCGGCTACAGAAGGTTTTTCCACTCTACTTGCTGACATGCTTATCCAAGGATACGACGTTCAGGTGGATGGTAAATCCATTAGTAACGCTATACCGGATTCAGCTCTGGACGTGACAGCTTGGCTAGACGGAAAGCGCCTGGTAAGTCTCGGAGAGTTACTCCAGCGAGCTGAGAGACTTTCGTCCGGCAAGCGGTTGCTCTTGTTTAGATCTGAAGAAGAAGCCGGATTGTATGCAGGTCGGTTACCTCTCGGCCCCGGTGAAAAGAGACCAACTCCATTTAATGTACTCAGAGAGCTTACACCCTCGCAACTTGCCACGCAGCAACGCAGTTATGAGGGGCGTGGTTTTGCCACCCTTGTAGAGAACGAAGAGGACTTTGATCCTGACAACGCTGCACCTGCATCTACTAGACAGGATGATGATGTACCCGACACTTCTGACGCGCGTACGGCACCATCTACTATTCGACCAGTTGAAGAACCGCCGCTTTCTGCTAGAGAACAGGCGAAAGTCTCTACTGCTGTTACGAACATGGTTCGAGAGATCATAGATGATCTTTTAAAGACGCTGAATCTAAAGGACCCTCCGCGCATATACACGTTTGATCAACTCAGCTCTATGTCTCAAGAACAGCTTGAAGCGGAGTTTCCGAAAGGACTAGCGTTAATTCGTCTTAGCCTAAATCAGATGAGAGATAGGCCTTCTAAACTTGGACGGCATATTTCTGGTGAGCTTGGGAAGGTCATCATTTACCGTGAATCCGGGAACACTCTGCAGGACGCGCTGGTTGTTGCGCACGAAATTGGTCATAGCCTCTACAAAGAGGAGCGTGACAAAGCGCTAACAAACAAGGCCCTTCGCGATCGTTTGATTAAGGCCTTTAAGAACTCATCCTCGTTCAAGGGACTTAGCGAAAAGTATGGCTTTGAGAGAGGGTTTGAGGAGTGGTTCTCAGACCAAGTGGCTCTATGGGCAAACAAACGATATCGAAGACAGGTCAAGAGCCAACCTAAGACTCTTGTTGAGAGATTCTTTAAGGAGTTCGTCTCTCGTCTTGAACAACTCTGGAGAACGACTAGCGCGAGTCTGCGCCAACGACTCGGCGGTAAGTTAGGCGCGGTTGATCAAAGCTTTCAGGAGTTTATGGACGCAGTGCTCGAGTCTCGCCGCACTCAGGTGGCAGAGAACGGGTTGAGCTTCCCAGAAAGATTATTCGCTTATCAGCTAGATGACATGACGACGAACGCGGGCACCTCGAGCTTTGTTCAACGGTTAGCTAGCGGTGCGCAGCGTGCCGTCCGTAACCCAAAGCTCAGCCCATTACTTAGCATTATACGTACTGCAGACGGAATTATCCGAACTTTTGGCAACGATGTTATTGCTGACATGTTCTACGTTCGACCTGGAACGGGATCTAGGTTGGGGTTTGTCCAGGCCAGGACGATTGCTTGGAATAAACTGGAAACTAAGTTTAAAGAAGATGTTATGTCCGTGCAGGACGCCCGTAGTAATGAAGATGTATGGGCGGAAGCGGCTAGTGATGCGCCGACGTCTACACTGAGTGGTAGATCCTTAGCCATTCGAAAGTTCCTAGAGGACATGCATCGGGACTACATCACTCCGTCGAAGACGAAAATAGGGTTTATAGCAAACTACTACCCTCGCGCACTTAATCTTCAGGAGATTGCTAACCGACCACAGGAATTTATCAACTTGTTGGTTAGTAGCGGCGTATCTCGTTCCAAAGCAGAACGTTCTGTTAGTAGCCTCACGAATATCCAAACGGCCATTCAAAATGACATAGAGCCGCAGGCAGATATTCTTGAGCCTTCTAAACGTGCCGTCGAAGCTCTCGAGCTGACAAAGAATCTTACCCGTGATCAGCTAGGAGATTTCCTATCTCCGCCAGAGCAGTCTTTCTGGGAGTACGTGCGCCACACCGTAAAACGCGTTGAGTTTGATCGGGCAACGCTCGATGACGAAGGCAACAGCAAGCTTGAGGCGCAACTTAACACCTTGAATCCAGAGGACAAGGCGCGGGTGACTGAGCTCGTCGAAATGTACCTCGGGTACCGGCCGCCGCTTTCTCCTCATATGAGGACGCTTAACAGCTGGGGGCAACTCATTCAGACCGTTCTTATTTTGCCGTTTGCTCTTATTGGTTCTTTGACGGACCTTGCCGGGCCGTTGATTAACTCTCGTGAGTTTGCAGCTTTCGGTATGGCTTTAAAAGAGCTTGTTTCGACATTTAACAATCGCCAAGAAGCATTAAATTTTGCCAAGGAGCTTGGTGTAATTACATCTGAAAGCGCCGCTAACGCCTATGTGTCTTCGTCCGAAATGGACTTTATGACTCCGCAGGTGCGTGGGTACATGGATAAGTTCTTTGAAGCCATCGGTCTTACCTGGTTCACGAACTTCACTCGTGCTTTTGCAGCTAACATGGGTGTTCAATTTCTTATCACGCATGCGCAGAACACGACTAACAACCCTCGGTCAGAGCGGTACCTAGCGGAGTTTGGGGTGACGCGCGACGAGGTTATGACCTGGGTTAATAGTGGGAGACCACTCACAACACCCGAGGGTATAAAGGTCGCACAGGCCGTCACACGGTTTGTTGAGTCTTCTACTCTTCGTCCTAATGCAGCTGAGCGTCCGCCGTGGGGTTCAGACCCTCGATGGGCGCTAGTGTGGCAGTTAAAGGGTTACTTCTACTCAGTCGGCAAGGTAATTATTGGCGGTATACGCAGAGAGGCGATTGCTCGTGGGCTTTTAGACCCCGCTAATTCAACGGCGGACAGAAACGCGCAAATGCTATTGATGCTTGCGCTACCACTTGCTGCCACGTTGCCGCTGGCAATGCTCGGTATGGAACTGCGTGAGTACGCAAAGTACGGCTTGGCCTGGTTGCTACCAGGTGTTGACGCAAATCAAAGGTTCTTTAGAACAGACCGCATGGACTGGCCAGAGTATCTTGGTGAAGCGTTTAGTCGCACCGGGTTAACTGGTCCATTGGCTATTGTGTCAAGCATGAACCAAAGCGCTGAATGGGGGCGAAACCCCGTCGCCACAGCGCTTGGACCTACAGCTGAAATGGTCGACAAGATGTTTGGGCAAGGGTTCACCGTAGATAGGACCATCAAAAACGTCGCGCCGTTGTACAACATTGTTATGTAGTGAGGGCCTCAAAATGATGACCATGGTTAGTACATTTCTTTCGTTCTTAGCAGGGGGACTGCCAAAAATACTGACCCTCTTTCAAGACCGACAAGATAAGAAGCATGAACTCGCGCTAGTCATGGCGCAAAAGGAGCGGGAGCTCGCCCTGGCTGAGCGCGGTTTCATCGCGCAAGCCAAGGTCGAGGAGATAAAGCTCGAGCAGATCCAGACCGAGACCTCTGCTGAGGAGCGGGTCGCTCTGTATCAGCACGACACGGAGATTGGCAAAGGCGCATCCCAATGGATGATTAACCTACGCGCCTCGGTGCGCCCTGTCGTCACCTACATCTTTGTGCTGGAGCTAGTCGCGCTGAATGTTGCAGGTGTTTGGTATGCGTACACGACTGGAATCCCGTTCGCCACGGCAATGGAGAACGTGTTCTCTGATGATGAGATGTTAATTCTGTCCTCGATTATCGCTTTCTGGTTCGGGACGCAGGCGTTTAATAAAAAGTGAAAGTTTCCCCCGCTGTTATCAGAACGATCAAGCATCACGAAGGGGTGAGGACTAAGCCTTACCGCTGTCCGGCGTTGCTTTGGACGGTGGGCGTAGGCCATGTAATTGACCCAACCCATACGAGGATAAAGTATGAGGAACGGCGTAATATACCGATACCCCCTGGCTGGGATCGCGTCCTTACGATGGGAGAGGTGGACGCTATCCTTGCTCAAGACCTTACGCGGTTTGAGCGAGGCGTGGCCAGACTTTGCCCTGCTTCTATTGGTCGCCAAGGCATCTTCGACGCTCTGGTTTCCTTCAGTTTCAACGTGGGGCTCGGCAATCTGCAGCGCAGTGGGTTGCGTATGAAGACCAACCGGGGCGACTTTGAAGGGGCGGCAGAAGAATTTTTGAAATGGACCAAGGCCGGTGGTCGGGTCCTGCCGGGGTTAGTCAAGCGCCGCCAGGACGAAAGAGCCCTGTACTTATCGGGGGCGGCATGAGCAATTCCGTGCACCTAGACATTAGTCCTGCTAATATCAAGCGGGGCACCTCAACCTATACAACCAGAGGTTAGGATGGCTGAGAAGATAAAACTAGTTCAGGGCGATACCCGCCCGCAGGTGAGGGTCACGCTGACCGATGAAAACACAGGTGAGATTATTGACCTCACAGGTGCCACGGTCACGCTGCACTTTCGCGCGGTAGGTGGCACAACGCCGTTGTTCTCCAGACAAGGGATTGTGAATCCTGACGAAGCTGCGCTTGGCAAGGCAGTTATTGTTTGGCAGTCAGGCGACCTGAACGTCGATGCCGGTGACTACGAGGGCGAAGTAGAGGTGTACTGGTCCTCTAGCGGTGCCCGCCAGACTGTGTACGACCTGCTCAAGTTCCGTGTCCGTGAGGATATTGGGTGAAACTGACCGTTGCATGGCAAGCGCTCAAGAGCGCCGTTATAGCCTCCACGATTGCGGCTAAGTCTTCGGCTGGCGTTCTATCGGCAAATATTCAGGTAGCCGCGCTCAAGCTCGTCTATGAGATCGGTCTATTCCTGATTTTGCTGGAGCGCTCTGACCAATTCGATGTCAGCGACACGATGCGTCGTGACTTGAGCAAAAAGCTCTCGGATGCGTTTGGCGCAATTGATCGGTACGTATCACACTTTGACAAGACAGCTGCGGATGCCGCCGATATCACAGATGATCAGTTCCTAAGCTTTGCCAAGCACCTGCATGACAGCGCGGTCTTGGCAGAAACCCGCGTGTACTTGCTTGCTAAGGCACTGCAGGACAACCTCGGCGCTGCAGATCACCTGCAACACGCTTTCGCGAAGGCGCTGTTAGACGCTGGAACGGTGGCAGAGAACGCTGCGTTAGATGTGTACAAGAGCGCATCTGACGCTGCCCAGCTGATCGATGAGGCGCATACACAGTTTGCCAAGACGTTGGCGGATGTTGCTGTCACGGCGGACTTCGCCCATCGAAACATCAGCAAGCCGCTCCAAGATAGTATTAGCGCGACAGACGACCTCGATGGCGCTGCCACGATTGAAGATGATCAGGAGATGATCTACTTCAAGACGAACAGCGAAATGGCTGGCGTCAGTGATGTTTTCTATCGGCAGGTTAACTACGTTCGACACTTTAACGAGGATGGCTCTCTCGCTGATGTTCAGGTGAGGGCTGTTGAAAAGCCGTTTACCGAGTCGCTGCAGGTTGCAGACAGCGCGACTAAATCGTCTGAGAAAATCTTGTCAGAAGTTTTCTCGGCAATTGACCTCGCAGAAAAGTCGTCTACTAAGCCAGTTTCCAATGAAGTTTCGCTGACGGATACGGACAGTATCTCGGTTGGCAAAACTGTATCGGACACGGCTTCTTTCAGTGATGACTTTAAACGGGTTCTTATATTTTTAAGAAACCCGAGCGATTCGGCATCGGCAGCAGACGCGATAGCGTCAAGTCTCTCTAAACCAACGTCTGATGCATTTGCTGCATCAGAATTGATTGTCAAAAGCGCCGGTTTGGTAAAGGCAAATCTTGCGAGCGTAGCGAGTTCGGGAACGCTACGTTCTCAGGGCTATTGCGAGTTCTCATACTTCGCAGAAGATTATGTTGGCGATTCCCGTTCATTCACTTGATGTGAGGATCTTAAATTGAAAACTCTCGAAGACTTGAAGGTAAAGGGTCGCCTGAATATCGTTCTGCGCGACAAGGACGGCAACATCAAAGATCAGCGCGAGGTCGATAACCTTGTCGTTAACGCCGGTCTTGCGTACATCATCAGCCGCATGGTTGGCACGGCGAAGTCCGTCATGTCGCACATGGCGCTCGGCTCCGGTACGACCGCTGCAGCTGCGGGTCAGACTGACCTCGTCAGTTTGCTCGGTGATCGCGAAGCCCTTGACTCGACCACGATTGCTGGCGCGAACAACAACCAAGTTGTGTACGTCTCGTCGTTTGAGGCGGGGGATGCGACCGGAGCTGTAACCGAAGCGGGCATTTTCAACGCCTCGACTGCTGGTGACATGCTCTGCCGTACCGCGTTCTCAGTTGTCAACAAGGCTGCAGACGATGCGATGACGGTGACGTGGACAATCACTCTGTCCGCAGTCTAATGGCGGGGCGTGGCTCTCACGCCCTTCCTTTCCGTCACTAGTCGCTAGGGAAGCAGCATGGCAACGATTACTACTCGGGCTGGCAAAGGGTCTCCGCTGACCAACACTGAAGTTGATGCAAACTTTACGAACATCAACTCAGAGCTTGGTCAGAAGCTCACCGGAAATCAGACAGTCACTCTTAGCGGTGACGCGACTGGCTCCGGTGCGACTGCTATTGCGGTCACGCTTGCGAATTCCGGTGTGACGGCGGGGTCTTACGGTTCCTCAAGCGCGATCCCTGTCATTACGGTCGATGCGAAGGGCAGGCTGTCGAACGTCTCGACAGCAGCGGTTTCAATTCCGTCTGGCTCGTTGACTTTTACCGGTGATGTCACAGGCTCAGGCAATACTGGATCAAGTACCGCTTTGACGCTTGCAAACAGCGGAGCGACCGCTGGCACCTACACGAAGGTGACGGTTGACGCGAAGGGTCGCGTCACCACCGGCTCGTCACTTGCTTCGAGCGATGTCACGACCGCGCTCGGGTTCACGCCGTACAACAGCAGCAACCCGAGCGGCTATATCACAAGCTCGTCGCTGTCGAGCTATCTGCCGTTAACCGGCGGGACGCTGACTGGACAGCTCAATATCGATACGGGCACCAACCTGTCGTTTGGTAGCCAGACCCGGCAGATGATAAATCTGTGGGGCACCCAATACGGCATTGGCGTTCAAAGCGGCACCACGTATTTTAGGTCTGCCAGTAGATTCTCTTGGCATCGTGGCGGCTCTCACAATGACAGTGAGAATAACGCAGGTGGTGGCACTGTTGCTATGACACTTGATAGTGGCAATAGTTTGTATGTAACTGGGAACGTATTTAACGCTGGCAACCAAGTCCTCCACGCAGGTAACTACACCTCCTACAGCCCCTCGCTCACCGGCTCCGGTGCTTCCGGCACTTGGGGCATCAACATCAGCGGAAACGCAAACACCGCGTCTCTGGCGATTTGGTCGAATCAGTACAACTTCACCACCGCAGGGGCGGGATGGTATCGCGTTGCAACTACGGGAAGCGACGGTCGTGGCACTTATAATGTCGAACTGTTTTGCACAGGCGGCAGTCACAATCCTTCGCTGTTGCAGATTTGCGCGCAGGGAGACTGGGGCAACGACAAAATCGTCTATGCAAAATGGGACGGCAACTTCCCGGCAAACGCGGTACGCATCACGCGAGGCGCGAGTAACACGTTCCTTGAGGTGTATTTCACCACAACAATACTTGGCGCGACATTTCGCATCAACAGAACCGGGTTTGATACGTCGATTACTCCGTTCACTGGCAGCCTTCCGGCTGGCGGCGATACGGTAAAGGACACGCTTGACATAACAGCAAAGATAAATGCATCAACATTGTCGGTGTCTAACAGCACAACGGCGATACGGCTGGCAAGCGGTTATCACATTGGAATGGGCGATTGGGGGATGCGAAACACCACCCCCTATGGGTGGATTCAGTTCGGTCCAGCAAACAGCAGCTGGGCGCACATCTACGCCGACCGCACGTTCTACTTCAACCAAGAGCTATACGTCAACAACCAGCAGGTTCTCCACTCCGGTAACTACAGCAACTACTCTCTCCCGTTAAGCGGCGGGACGCTAACTGGCAGCGCGACGATTTCGGGCAACGGCAATGGGCTTTATTTTACTGGCGGGAACAATCGACTCTATTTTAGCGGCTATCGTGCAATGGAGGGCAGCACGAACGGCGCACAACTTCAAATAGGTGAGAGCTACAGCGCGACTTATTTGCAAAGTGCAAATAACTACGCGACAACGTCGAACCATGTAATTCTCCACGCCGGTAACTACACCTCTACACTAGATGGTCGTTATCTTTATGCAACATCTAATCCGAGTGTTGCAGGAAACTTCACTCTTTCCATTGGCAACAATGGCTCATACTCGTATGTCCAATCACATGCGGGTCAGCCGCTTGAGTTAAATCCCGTTGGAAACACGGTACGGATCGCCGGAAACATCGCTCTTCACGCTGGCAACTTCGGCAGCTACGCCCTCCCGTTAAGCGGCGGGACGCTCACCGGCGGATTGAATGGAACCACTGGCGGATTCACGGGATTTTTTGGCATCGGCGGTAGTTTTGGCTCAGACGATGGTGGCTGGGGTGCGCGTCTAAATGTTGGCGGCGGACCACACGCAAGAATTGATGCGCGATGTGCCAATGATGGAATCGTAACCACCATCTATTCGCACGTAGGGCAGAATCGCGGTTTTGTTGGAACGTTGAGTAACCATCGTCTTTGTCTTGGTGTGAACGGCTCGGAAATACAATCTGTTCACAGCAGTTATTCAGAGTCTGTTGGTTCTTATAGGGCGCCAATCTTCTACGACAGTGGAAACACTAGTTACTACGCCGACCCGGCTGGAAATTCAGTCCTATATAAATTTGAAAGCATAAATCAACGCACCGCATACGACCGTGGATGGAGTAATTACCCATCTATTACTGTATACAACACAACCGATCAAGGTCCGCAGGGAGAGTTCCGTATTCATGGCGCTCCCGGTGCTAACGGCGGCGATTTTTCAGTAGATCTGCGCGTTGACGGATCTATCATCACACACGGCATTTCTTACGGACTTGCCTCTTCCCGCGCCCCAATTTTTTACGACTACGACGACACTGGTTATTACATCGACCCAAACAGCACCAGTGACGCTGCTCTTCGTATGCGGGGTGGCGCACTGTTTGGACCGAATATTACGTGGGGTGCATCCCTCTACGTTGGAGGAAACGGGCGCGTTGGAAGTTCCGCGTCGGTTGCAGTCACGAATGGCAACTTACATCTTGACTGTCAGAACGGTTACAACACGTACATTAACTGGTACGCCGGTACCAACACTTACACACAGGGCAACTTTGGCGTAGGAAGCGACAGCGCATCGCACAGACTTCATGTCCATGGCACTGGTTTTGCTACTTCGGATTTCCGCTCTCCAATCTTCTACGACAGCAACAACACTGCGTATTACGCAGACCCTGACGGCACATCGTCTTTCAATCAATTAAGATCAAATTACTTAGCGAATCGACACGACGTATCGACTGACCACGGATTCGGGATATATTTTGAACCCGGTCTTAGCACCGCCTACGCAATCTTCCGTGAGTCGGGTTCGTGGAGTCATCCTTACCCCGATCTCCGTATTGCCTTCCATACTGGAATCAAACTAGGCGCACACGCCAGTTACCAAGGAATTCGCTTTTACGATGACTACAACATGGCTGGACAGGTCATGTCGGTAAATAACGGCAGCGACCCACTCGGCGGTGGAAACGTCTATGTAAACAACTCGCTGCAAGCAGGCAGTTCACTCCGCGCCCCAATCTTCTACGACAGCAACGACACCGGTTTTTACATCGACCAAAACAGCGAATCAAACTGGCAAGGGCTAACTCTTCGGGGAAAGGCTCAAACAGGTTTGACAGGTAAGTCAAACTGGAAACGCCCAGACATTACAGGCGATAGCAATTATTGGACCGGTATCATGGGTTGGGGTACTACAGACTTCAACACTGTAATGACATGGGGTTCTGGATTTTTCGATACATGGAGCAGTCCTGCAAATAGCCCCGGAGATACTAGTCACTGGACCGGGGTTCAATCCTACCACTATGTCAGTGGTGCCAATAGCGGATACGGCTGGCAATTAGCTGGCGGACCAACCGACAGTTTGTGGTGGAGACATAGTTGGCCCCACAACAGTAGTTGGTTCAAGGTCGCTATGTACGGAAATAATCATAGCACTGGTTCTTTCTACGCCTCAATCTTCTACGACGCCAACGACACGGCGTATTACGGAAACTTCGCAGACAGCGGTAACTCAATCGTAATGGCGGGGTCTGTCAACGCGCAGACATACAACAAGCCAGCACTTCGTGTGAATTCAAGCGGCTCGTCGTCATCTGGCGCAGCGTTTGCGATACAGCAGATTACCGCAGAAGGATGGACAGGCGTATTTGTAGACTACGAGCCATACACGGGCTGGGGTCTATATCACGACAACCCAAATAACTATTTCTGTGTAACGTCAGAGGGGGCGACGGGAGGCATTCGCTCATTCACGGTGCCGTCTCGCGAGAGTGGAAACAGAACTGCCTACGAAAAGATCCGTTTTGATCAAAACGACGGCAGCATCATAGCCGGTGGAAACGTAACCGCTTACTCAGATATTCGCGTAAAAGAAAATGTTCAGGTTGTTACCTTGCCAATTCAAAAGGTTATGGCGATGCGCGGCGTGACGTTTACAAGAAACGACGAGCAGTCAGGTCGGAGATACGTAGGTGTGATAGCGCAGGAAGTTGAGAAGGTACTTCCTGAAGTTGTATTTCTCTCTGACGAATCAGATAAAGACTCATCAAAAACAGTAGCCTACGGAAACATTGTGGGATTGCTTATCGAGGCAATTAAGGAGCAGCAATTACAAATCGCAGCCGTGTCGGCTGAGATCAATTCTCTGAAGGAGAGACTGCAATGACGATGACTTATACGTGGAAAGTGACCAGCATGAAGGTGCGGGACGAAGTGAACGCTGACGGCGAAACACTTCCGAAAGCGGTGTGCAATACCTATTGGGAAAAAAAGGGTGTTGACGAAAACGGAAACGAAGGATCGTTTGTCGGGGCGACACCATTCACCGCCGCTAAAGTTCCTGCGGGACAGTTTGTTCCGTTTGATCAACTGACTGAAGCGGTCGTGCTTGGCTGGATTCAATCTGTTGTGGTTGGCGACTACGAAGCCCATGTGAACGGGCGTATCGCAAAGCAGATTGCCGACAAGGCGATCACTGAGCAGTCGATGCCGTGGATACCGGACACTGCGCCAGTAACCCCTGTTGTGCCAGCCCCTATTACTTGAGTGGAGAATCCAATGACCATTGTTTACTCTTACAAGGTCAACGCGGCTCGCGTTGGATCACAGGACAGCCTGACCGATGTTATTAAACAAGTGAACTTCACCGTTACCGGCGAAGACGACGGGGCAAAGTTTAGTTTGCCGACAAGTTGCGAGTTGGCAGATGCTGACCCGAATAACTTCACGGCTTTTGATCAGTTGACTGAAGCGCAGATCATAGGGTGGGTCGAGAACCTCACAACTACGAACGCAATAAAAGATCACGTTGCAATGGTCATGGAAAAAGAGAAGTCGAAGCTTGTTTTAGAGAACAAGCGGTTACCGTGGAAACCAGTTGTTGAAGCCGCTCCGATGCCTCCGACCGATCCGGCTCCTCCGACGCCTCCGACCGGCGGGTAACAAATGCCTCTGCCGCCAAGTGGTCAAATTTCTATGGCTCAAATCCATTCGGAGTTTGGTCGTGGGCACAACTTGAATGCCTATCGAGGGACGAGCCATTCGACGGGTACGTTTCCAAGCGGACAAATTGCATTTTCAGATTTTCATGGGAAATCAAATACTCCAACGCTTGTCGTGACGTATCCGTCACTCGCCTATGGACAGTTTTACGGCTACGATTACTGCGGGGGCACAAACACGCAAGTTGGACAGCCAACGATAACCGGTGGTACGGGTGTTTACACTTATAGTTGGGCCCGTATAAGTGCATCTTTTGATATGACGATTAGTCAGACCAATGTCCAACGCCCTATTTTTGCTGCCTATTACTGCAATAATGGATTCGTAGAAACTTGGCGAGTGACAGTAACGTCGGGTAGCCAAAGCGTTTACAATGACATTAATATCTCTCTGGAATATTATATGCTTTAGTTTTAGCAACAACGGGAGTTTATTTTGATGAGTACGTTGAAGTTTGAAGTAACGATGGAAGAAGGCAACTTGTTAATCGCAGCGCTTGCCAAGCAGCCATTCGAGGCTGTGGCTGGCTTGATCAACAAGCTTCACCAGCAAGCGCAGGGTCAGCTTCCACCGCCGTCGGTGGAGGGTGATAATAAGGTCAATTAGACCAGGTAAGCCCCGTCCCAATGAGGGCGGGGCTTTGTTGCAAATATTAGCTTTGGTAACATAATGGATATCACTTCCTCTGCCGGATCAGCTGATCAGCGTTACTTGGAAAGCTCACCCCCTACCGACGAACGGTACTGGGCGGTTGCTTCTAAGCTCGCTGCCCATGAAGCGATGTGTGAAGAACGGTCTAAAAACATCGATGGACGGTTAGAGAAGATAGAAGATGGTATCGAGAATATTAACCACTGGGGAATCGTGATTGGGTTCACACTGATCTGTAGCATGGCGGGTATCCTTGCTACCTTGCTACTAAAATGAGGTACGCATGGCTTACTTTAAACGCGACCGGTTTAGCGGAATTGCACCGGGCGTATCCCCCCGCCTCTTAAATGACCAGTTTGCTCAGACCGCTGAGAATATTGATTTTGAATCCGGGCGACTGACTCCGACTACGAACGACACCGAGGTCTACACCCTACAGAGTGGGCTTCGCCGGTCGATCTACTACTATCGAGATATCAACTGGCTTGAGTGGGACGAGGACGGCGTCAAGGCCGTACCTGGTCCCATTCCAGGGGACACCCTGGCACGCCTGTACTTTACTGGCGACGACTACCCGCGCTACGGCACGGTCAGTACGCTTATATCTGGCAACGCCGGGTACCCGGCCAACAGTTATCGCCTGGGAGTTCCGGCCCCTGCCGACGCGCCGACCATAGTTAAAACCGGTACGGCAGACCCGAATCAGACTCCAGACGATGTCTCTTATGTCTACACCTTCGTAACAGCCTTCGGCGAGGAAGGGCCTCCGAGCCCGGCTACCGCGCCGATTGAGCGCACGGACACCGAAACGGTCACGATTACGATGCCCGCCAACCAGCTGCCGAGTGGCAACTACAACTTCGGCAACGGTTCGTTAAAGCGTATCTACCGGTCCAATACCGGCTCCACGAATACGGCGTTTCAGTTCCTGGCCCAAGTGTCTTTGGCTACTACCACCTACGCCGACACGACCCCGTCAGCAGGTCTTGGGGAAGTGCTCCCAAGCGAGACCTGGATTGGCCCCCCGGACGACAACGTCTCGCTGTACCCGGACGGCCCGATGAAGGGTCTGATAGCCGTGGCAAACGGCGTGTTTGCCGGGTTCACCGGTAAACGGTTCTGTGTCAGTGAACCGTTCCTTCCGCATGCCTGGCCGGTGGATTACCGGATCACGGTCGAGGAGGACATCGTGGCCATCGGGGCCGTGGCCAACGGTGTTGTCGCTCTGACCAACGGCACCCCCTACTTCATCACGGGAACTGACCCCAGTGCGATGACCGCGATTCGTGTTGACCTGCCACAGGCCTGTATCAACGTGAACAGCGTGGTCGACATGGGGTCGGTCCTGTTTTACGCAGGACCAGACGGTTTGTGCGCCGTGAGCAGTGGTGATGGGCGCGTGGTCACCGAAGGGTTGATCTCGTCCAGGCAGTGGTCCGACATCTTCGCTCCGACCTCCTACCGTGCCTTTAGGCACGAGAACACCTACGTGGCGTTCTGGACTGAGGGCGGGGTCAACAAGGGCTTTGTATACGATCCACGGGCCGAGGAAGCAGCCCTCTCGACACTGACCACGGCTAACGCGGTACGCGGCGGGTACATGAATCCGAAGGACGGTGAGCTTTACCTAATCGTCAACAACAAAATTGCCAAGTACCGTGGCAGTAGCACAAAACGCACTCTCACCTGGAAGTCTAAGCAGCTCGTTCTGCCGAAGCCAACCAGCATGAGCTGGGTGTCCGTGCACGCTCAGGCTTACCCGGTTGCAGTGAAGGTCTGGGCGGACGGTACGTTGATTGCCCACTACAGTTTGTCGTTTGCAAACAACACTTACACCCAGACCGTTACCGTACCAAACGGCGCTACGACCGGATCATTACGTGAGCCTGTGATGCGTCTTCCTGCAAAGCTAGCTCAGGTGTGGGAGGTCCAGGTGTCGGGGGCCGTTGAGATCGATGAAGTCTGCCTTGCCCAGAGCATGGATGAGATAGCTGGCTTATGACCAAAGCGCGTACAACAAACGCGACCGAGATACCTGGTTTAGGTAAACCGCCGGGGGATATTTCTCCGGCGCTTCGTAGGTACCTGGAAAGTATCTCTGAGGCTCTGCAGATTCGCCTCGGTCAACGCGGCGATGCCCGCGATCGAGCGGTCACGTTTCGTGAGTTGCTGGACTCTGGTCTTGCTATAGAGCTCGGCAGCAACCCGTATCAAATTGGTAAACCGCCCGCTGATCCTGACCCAGATCCTCCCGCGAACGGTACGCCCACTGCGCCGACAAACTTCTCGGCTAATGGCGGGTACTCGATTGTTACCTGCTTCTGGGACTACCCGAACTACGGGCCGCACTCTCACACGGAAATCTGGCGACATACATCTAACGTCATTGGTAATGCTCAGCTGGTCGGCATTAGCTCTGGTATTTCTTTCATTGACCCGGTTGGGCAGAGCAAGACGTACTACTACTGGGCTCGCCACGTATCTACGTACGATATTGCTGGCCCGTTCCACTCGGCCAACGGCGATGAAGCAGTAACGGCAGCGGATGTCGATGCGCTGCTTACCGTTTTGACCGGGGCTATAACTGAGTCACAGTTGTTTAATACGTTAGGCGAACGGATCAATTTGATTGATGCCAGTGCTTTAGTAACAAACTCCGTTGCATGGCGTGTAGCGCAAGAAGCCACTGCTCGTGCAGCTGCAATTGCTTTACTCGATGACGCTATGGAGTACAACAATGCTACTGCCTACAAGAAAGGCGACATTGTTGTTTACAACGCAAATCTGTATGAAGCTAAAAGCTCGACTACTGGTAACTTGCCAACTAACACTACGTTTTGGACACTTTTAGGTAGCTATACAAGCATAGGCGACATAGTAAAAAACAACGGTTCTAAAATCGTTGAGATTAATACGGTTACATCGGACAGTACTTCTGCAGCAGCGCAAGCTATTGTGGGGTTAAAAAGTACCGTAGAGAATCCGACGACGGGGGTAGTTGCTACTTCTACTGCGCTTGGGGCATTAACTACTAGAGTTTCAACTGCAGAAGGAAACATAGTATCAAATAGTTCATCGATCACTTCGTTGAGCAATGCTGTAAATCACCCCACTACTGGACTTGCTACCAGAGCTTCGTCAACGGCGTTGAGTGCTTTAGATAGCCGTGTAACAGCAGCAGAAGGAGTAAACACTTCGCAATCGACGTCTATTACGTCATTGCAAAATACTATTGATCACCCTACTACTGGACTTGCTACCAGAGCTTCGTCAACGGCGTTAAGTGCTTTGGATAGCCGTGTAACAGCAGCAGAAGGAGTAAACACTTCGCAATCGACGTCTATTACGTCATTGCAAAATACTATTGATCACCCTGCTACTGGACTTGCTACCAGAGCTTCGTCAACGGCGTTGAGTGCTTTGGACAGCCGTGTGACTAGTGCTGAAGGTACGATAACAGCCCAAGGTAGCTCAATTACGGCTCTTCAGAGTACCGTAAATAATGCTACAACTGGTGTTGTGGCCACAGCTAACGCTGTTAGTCTGTTAAACACCGAGATATTTCCTAACGGTACAGCCCAAGCTTCGTACATTGACCAAGTTAACGCTACAGTTGGCGCTAACACAGCGGCTATCCAGGCTGAAGCTACGACGCGTGCAACTGCTGATGGTACTTTGTTCGGGCAGTTCACCGTAAAGGTTGATCTAAACGGGCATGTATCTGGTTTTGGGCTTGCTTCGACGCTTAACAACGCAGCGCCGAGTTCTGAGTTTATTGTCCGTGCTGATCGGTTTTCGATTGCGTCGCCCGGTCAGGCGACAATCGTTCCTTTTATTGTTCAAGCTACTGCTACCACCATCAACGGAGTTGCAGTACCAGCTGGTGTCTACATCAGCGACGCGTTCATTCGCAACGGTACGATCACGAAAGCCAAAATTGGCATCGGTGAGATCGATAACGCCAACATTGCCAGTCTTAATGCGGACAAGATCACGGCGGGCTCAATTGATACTGCTCGTCTTACGATCGACAACGTCACGCTCGACTCGGTTTATGATCCAAGCATTGGCCGCAACCGGCTGAAGATCCGCGATCTCGGCGTTGACGCGGCTCAGATCAATACTGCTGCTATCAAGACAGCAAAGATTGATGATCTCGCTGTCAGCACGATAAAGATTGCTGGCAACGCAATCACGCAGCCCGAGGTGTACACAGCGAATGATGTATACATACCGACCGCGTCTGCGATCATGTTGACGAATAGTGGGGTAAATGAAAGCTACAACTTCGTTGGTTCACATAACGGTGATTACGAGTATCAGTTTCTTTACTTCGACGAGAATGGTATCCCGATATACGACTTCGTCTTTGTAGGGGCAGGGAATGGTGATCACGTTAGGGTTATCACTTATACCGCGCCGACGTTTGCAAACGCGATCACCGTCATAGAAACCCCAACGGTAACTGTGGGCGTTGACGCTACCGCCGCTGTGCAGATTGTGTACTACGCAACGCACGACGGATCAATCTACACGTACAACGATTCCGGTCAGCATATATTCATGCTTCTCGACACCGGCGTTGGGTATCGCCTTGTGGCGCAGCAGCAAGTAGGACTTCGCACTGACAGTGGTGCAGACACAATGGCTTCTCTTCCGATTGCTATGACCTTTACGGCAAGAAACATTACGACTGCAAGAATAAAAATTTTGACTGGTAGTCGTCGTGTAGATTTGTCAATGGGAAACGGAAGCAACCCGTGCTGGCTGCGTAACAGCACTATCTCGCTGCTGGGTGCAAAAAGATGAGTTTCATGGCTGTGTTTGATACAGACGGTAGATGCAAGTACGTACTCGACGGCAGTCCAGAGTCTATCGATGTCAGCAGTGAAGCGGCTGTTGTCTACACGGACGAAAGGATCAACCCGAACGACGTGTGGTATGACCACACCGCTAGCAAGATGCTGCCGCGTACTCCGTTCAGGGTATCCATTGGGCAAAACAAGATTGAAAGGATACCAGCCGGGACCGTGATTTATGTCGGCTCGGAGTTAGTAGTAATGAACGAGAACTCGATTGAGTTTGAGGTGGACTACACGCAGACTGTTGTTGCGACGCTGCTGAATGTACGTCACCTAGACAGAACCGTGGAGGTGCCGTGTGAAGCTCAGGGTTAAGCAGGACTACGCCGAGCTACGGCGGAATGCGTATCCGGACGTCAAGGATCAGCTTGACGCCTTATGGAAAGGCGGCGCGGCTCTTGAAGAAATGGCTCGCAAGGTTGCCGCCGTTAAAGAAAAGTTCCCTAAACCAGTTGGAGAAGACAATGCACAAGGGTAAGAAATGCGTGCTTAATGCTCCGGTTAAGCCAATTAAGATGGAAAAAAAGAAGCCGTCTAAAGGCTACTCTGCCCCTAAAAAGAAAGGGTAAAATTACCGTCTATGAAGTGAGGGGGCGGTATGCCTGGTGTTAAGCGGATTAGTGACGGAATCCCAAAGGCGTTTAGCCTAGCTGGGCATAACATTGAAATAGTTAATATCCCCCGCAGGAAATGGAAGCATGGCAAAGATTGCGTAGGAATGTGGCTGCCAGAGCAGTACAGGATTGAGTTACTGGCGTCACTTAAAGGAACATACAGGCAGCAGGTATTTCTGCACGAGGCGGTCCACGCAATTCTTGACGTGGCCGGTTACTACGAACTTTCAGCAGACGAGCCGCTCGTGGATCGAGTGTCGCATCTGTTGCATCACATGTTGATATCGATGGAGTGAGTTTGCTTATGGAAGATGTGGTCAATAAGCCGAAGCATTACAACACTGGTGAGATCGAGTGTATCGAAGCTATAAAAGCTAGCATGTCTCCTATTGAGTTCAGGGGTTATCTGAAAGGGAATATCCTGAAGTACTTGTGGCGATACAACTATAAGGGCAAGCCAGCCGAAGACGTTGATAAGGCAGCGTGGTACCTAGCTAGGTTGCAGGAGGAGTTAAAAAATGGTTATGGCTGGCGCAAATGGCTATGACGCAGGTTGTAAAAGCGTAGTCGGCCGTCTCTTGTGCGCTTGCGTATTAGTGCTGGCATGGCACGCTATTCTGATATAAAACAAAATAAGAGTAAGAAGAAGAGCCGGGTGAGATAGTTGGGTTTGCTCACTCTAGGCATCCGGTGGAGGCCACACATTGCTGCTGGCCACACCCGGCTCCCCTAAAACGGACTGGAGTAGTAAGAGACGACAGTCTGCAGTGCTTTTACGTATTCGTCAATCTTTTGGACGTCGTTGTCTTTGTCGATAAAAAAGACTGGGGTTCCCCGGCCTTTGGCTCGTAGTTTGCGGTCTTTTTGCAAGGTGGCAATAGCATCTTTCATTCGCTTTACCATCAAGGGTTCGATTAGCTCGTCTATTAACTCAGAAAAACCTTTGTCTAGTTTTTGCAGCGCTGGTGTGAGCTGGCGCTGTTGTATCTTCATAGCACGGGTTTTTCCCATAACTTTTTCAAGGACGGTTTTTGAGTATTTGATGTGGCTCATGTTCTTAGGGCTCTTTTAGCCAGTGCGAGTTGGACGACTCAAGCTCGTCGATGCGTGTTTTTAGCTGGTCGATCTCGTAAAGGTAAGCACGGATGCGACTGCGTAGTTCGTAGATCTCAGCCCATAGTTTCTGTGGGGTGTCGAGTTTATAGTCGATTTCTCGTTGCCAGGAGCCTGGCGGGCTTTCTTTATCGTACTGCATGAATCCTCAGTAGATTACCTTGGCTTTTGTTTATCTTTAAACGTGCAAAACTGTACTATCCAAGAAGCTATTTGATTTCGTGGCGCAGCTTCTTGAAGGAAGTTGGTTTTAGAAATATTAGTATTCCAACGTTTGTCTAATAGTATTAACGCTTGATTGCTAACACCAACCACTAGCGCAACAGGTTGTGACAAGTCGTACAACGTGTTTAGCCAGTGTTTTTGCTGAGGTGTAAGGCAAGTTTTTATTAGCGTTGATTTGCGTTTAGGTAGGGATTTTATGTATTTGTATTCGACAAAGAGTGTGCTGGCAGGCCCCGCGTAGAACGCGTCGGGGACACCGCCAGCAAATGTGTCGTGAATCTTCCACCGGAAGATTTCCGGTGGAAGATCCGCGTGCACGGCTCGAATAAAACCGTGCTCGTTCATTCGCCAATGTTAGGCAGCGTTGCGCCCGGCATGTGCGAGGTAAACGCTTTTGGAGTACTCGTAGTCTTCTTTAGTCGCCCAGCCGACCCACTCTGCCTCGAGGTTCATGAACTGCGCTCCGGCTTTGTTGGTTACGGATACAGACTTTAGCTTCCATAGACCGGCAAAACGGTTGCCGCCTTTGAGGCCAATCATCGAGTTCCAATTGCGCGAGATGCGCATTTTTGAGCTTGAGAAGTCCATGATTACAGGCGTACGGTCAAGCTCACCGGTTTCTGGATTTTTGACCAGTAGGACGTGCGAATGCGTATCCGTGATAGTGTAATCCTGCGGTTTGTCTTGTTTCTTAATGGCTTCTTCCGCAGCGGACTGAGAAGTAAACGAACCAAGGATTCCGCCGCCAGCGTCGCGTGTACGCCATACGACGTACTCGTTTTTGAACAACAGACTGACTACGTACAGAGCTTCGCCGTAGTTGTGTCCGGTCAGCGAGTTGAGGAAATGACCAGGCTCAGCTCCAGGAATGTACTTGGAGTTGTACTTGTCTACTTCGTCCGACATCTTCTGAAGAAGTTTGACGCGAGGGATGGTAACGTGCTGACCGACGTTTTCGTTGCCAAGGCCAGTGCCACCATCTTCGGCAATGTGGGCGGGTAATGAATCGCTACTGGAAGCCATTACAATTGAAGTAGATGGTTTTTCCTTGACGACAGCGTTTGATATTTTAGACATGTAGTTTCCTTTAGTTAAAGTGAACGAAAGTTGATTTTACGGATGACCCTGGGCGAAAGACCGGGGACTCCTTCCCCGAGCTTCAGCAGCTCTCGGTAAGCCGTTGAGCTAATCCTCCGTTGAATCAAACTGAAGTCACGGGTCTCGACGACGTAGTCATACAGGGCGTCCCAATTGACTACTTCCGGGACCGTGTCTTCATTGATGGATACCGAATAGTCGCCGTTGGCAGTCCGGGATAACCCTTCGCTATCCATTTTCTTGAGCAGCGCAAGATCGATTTCGTCTTGTGATGCGTTTAGTTCCTTGAGTTGTTTGTTTAGTTTGTCGATTTGGCGCTTGAAGTCAGCGCGCTTTTCGATAAGAGCATTGATGCTGAGCGAGAGCAGCAGGTCTTGCTCTACTTCATAAGGGACAAGTACTTCAGCTGTATTCACGAAGCTTTCCTCATAGGGGTTAGTTTGTTTAGGATTGAAAGGAGCTCATCCATACGCTCGAGCTTGCCCTCGAGCTTGGTGTAGACGTCTGGTTCCCAGGTATCGCTGGCAGCAATATGTATAACCTCGGTCTTTTGGGTCTGACCGGTGCGGTAGATGCGGCGGTTGAACTGTTGGTAGTGTTCTGCGTTGTACGTTGGAGACGCCCAGATAACGCTGGTAGCAGTGGTCAGGGTTAACCCGTGACCGGCTGACTGAGGATGAGCGAATACAACCTGGAGTTGCCCGGCTTGCATTCGATCGACGATGTCTTTGCGCTTATTGGCAGGCGTGTCGCCGTCAATTACGCCGTACTCTATCTTCATCTTGTCAGCTAGCTTAGTGAGATGCTCACGTTCGTGCCGCCAGTTGAACGCTACGAGTGAGTGTTTGCGCTCACTTACGAGCTGCATCACCAGTTCGTAACGCTCTTCATGGACTCCAGCAACTATTCCGTCTTCTGTGTAAACGGCACCAGTGCAAAGCTGAAGTAGTTTCTTGACGCGGGCACCGGCGTTGATTGCATTAATTGTTGCTTTGCCGGTGTAAAGAACAGAGTCTTCGGCTAGAAGCTTATACTGCTCCATGATGGCTGGCGTTAGTTGTACACACATTGTATGTACAGATTGCTCTGGCATGTCGATGCAGTCTTCAAGACGGTAGCGAATGTTGATGTCTTTGATTGCTGCAGCAACGATCTGTTGGGCATCAGTCTTGTCGACCCATTCGTTGGCAAAGCCATTGAATCGTGAAGTGCAGACCGCCGATCGGAAACCATAGAAACGTTTTCCGAGCCGTTCTCCGTCGTCCACGATGAATGTCGGATGCCAGATGTCTAGGATGGTGTTGCTGTTTGGCGTACCTGACATGGCGATGCGGTACGGAAACTTAGCAACTATTTTGGCAACTGCTTTACTGCGCTGACTGTCTTTGTTCTTGAACGCTGTGAACTCGTCGATGCAAAGCGTTGAGAATCCTTCCAGGAGTTTTTCGTTTTTTGCGAGCCACTTGGCTGCGTCGTGGTTTGTGATTACAACGTCAGCGTTGCCGAGAAACGCAGCTTCTCGGTTTTTGGCATACGCAACTACATGCGTAAGACCAGGTTGAAATTTTTTGATGTCGTCTGCCCAGGAGGCAGACAAGATTGATAGCGGCGCAAGAACAAGCATGCGCCCTTCTTTACGCTTGACGTAGGCGTCAAGAACGCTGCGAGTTTTACCCGTACCAGGGTCGGACGTGATGAGAGCTCGCGGTGTTTTAAGTAGGAAATTAGTAGTTTTAACTTGATGATCGAACTGTTTAAGCATTAGGAATATCTCAGTAAGGTTTCGATATTAGCGGAACTAATACTAATGTTCAAGGAAATAAACCGGTTTTTCGCTATGCCAGCAGTAGCCGCAGTCGCCACAGGACTCCGTGAGCCCGAGCTGTTCGGGGCAGACGATGCCATTGTTACCGGCGTGTTGCTCGGACGCAACAACCTGGGAGCGAAACTCCATGTTGGGGTCGTCCGAGAAGCGGACGCGCCAGCGCTGAGGGAACGTGTGATTTAAGTTGCCGATCAGTCTGCCGATCGTGCTGTCGTGGCGATGGTGCGTGTAGCCGAATACTTTGATCTGTGGCAGTGAGCACATCATGCCAAGCCAGAAGCGTACGTACTCTTCGGAGTAGAAGTCGCCGAGTACGTGCAAACGGACCACGAACCCTGGTTTGTGTTTCTCGGACAGTTGAACGAGTTCATTGGCCAGGGAAAGCTCGAACCACGGATTGGTGTGGTCAAACCGATGAGCGAATGGCATGTTGTTGCCGTAGCAGTTCATCCACTGTTCGCAGTGCGATGGGCAGGTTTTACGTTCTTCGAGAGTTAGGGAAAAGATCGGGAGCCCCCGCCACATTCCTTTGCGGACGAGGGCCCCGAGTTTTTTATTACTGCTTCCCGGTTTGAGCATCTTGCCGTTGGGGGGCTTGATGCTCTTGCGGTATCTTGTTCGATTGGATAGAAGTTGAACGTTGATAATTTGCAGTTGAGTCATTTTGTTCTCGTAACTTTTTGAGAAATAAAACTATTTCTAAGGCTGCAAGCAACCTCATGAAAAGAGCCATAAGTTCTCCTTGGGCTACGTGGGCTATGTATACCCGCAAAAAAAGCTCCTCATTTAGAGGAGCTAAAAGGAGAACTTATTTAATCCCCCAAGTACACTCGGGGTGCTCACCTTTGCTGTACGGACACCATTTGCATGAGTCTTTGCTAGGCGTCGGGGCAAAGTCTTCGCAGGTTGTCATGATGACGCCCCTGCGATGGAAGCTTGGTGCGAACTGCATAGCTTCTGTTCTAGTAAACGCGCGAATAGTCCGCTCTCTTTTATCCAGATACCAAAGCTCGGTTTGCACAAGCTCGATAAGCGGAAATCGGAAGAAAGCGGCAATAGCGTACAACAAGCATTGCTGTGAGTGTTGTATTTCGTTGCCGAACTTTTTGCCTGTCTTAAAGTCGATGACTCGGACGCTGGTCTCGTCCTGATGCACTAATGCGTCAAGTTTGATGCGTGCCCAGGTCTGCGGCACCATCCAGCCTACAGCTTCCCACTCTATGCTGAACCCCCATTCGCCTTCGACTTCTACTTTGGCTTCGCTAAACAGGTGGCGAAGCTCGTGGAAGTCGTCTGCGAATTTGGCCAGTTCTGGCGGAAGCTCGCCGATCTCGCCTTTTATGAACTCTTCAGCTAGTTTGTGTATCGCGGTACCGCGATCAGCTGCTGAGCTTGGGGGCTCAGGGATTTTTTTAACGCGTTGGATGAAGATCCTGTACGGACACTCTTCAAAAGTCTTGAGAGCCGAATAAGACCACGTAGAAACAGGGCCGAATTTGTCGGGTTTTTGGAAAGCGTCGTCAGAGTCCGGCCTGGAGCTCTGCGTTAAGTTTTTCAAAGTGACTATACTCAGTTGTAATTACTGGTATTAGTATAGCTAATGTCTGGATTTTGCAACAGTTGTCGTTCGTCTGTTGCATCAAAGTAGACCTTGATTAGTCTCTGAATCTCGAGCTCGTCTTGTTGCCAATTTACAACAACGCCTGTAACAGGATGCGTTTCTCGGCTGGCTCCTGGCATACGCTTACGGCTAGGCACTATCCCAAACTTACTCATTTGCTTGGCGAATTCTCGCTGTGACAAACGGGGGTTTGCTTCGGTTTGTACGTGAAAAACCGTACGCAAATGCTCCATTGGGATTACCGTATATGTGAACTTGGCTAAGGCAATCCAGCCTTTGACGATGCGCTGCGCAGTAGATACTTCGTTCATGTTTTGCGCGTTAGAAATGTTAATCTCGAGGATGTCGCTAAAAAACAACAAATCTCCTCGCTTTAGCGCTTCGGCAAACTCTTCCATGATAGACATCGATACATGCCGCATTTGGTTCTTGGCAGTGTTGTCGATGCAAGTCTGAACCATGCGTTCGTCTATCTTGAAGGTCTGCAGATAACCAGCGAATGCGTCAAGCTCTTCAGTCATAAGGTCGAGCTCTTTAAGAAGCTTGGGGTACGCCTCTTCGATCTTGCATTCCTGGCGGGGCGGGATGTTGTACCGCCGATCGCCGTCCTCGATCTTGATGGCGTCGTTCCTGTTGGTTAGGAAGATGAAATTCGTGTAGTTCGGAATCTCCACTTGGTTGGTCCGCATTGCGCGGATCGTGATGGTGTCTTCCGTGATCTGGTTCTTGAGCTTGTCGGCGATCTTCATTGTGCCGATTGATGACGACGACATGTGGAACTCGTCGACAACTAGGAACAGCGCGTTGCGCATGTACAGGTTGAAATGCTCTTCGATGTTCTGTAGCGCCTTCATTGGTACGTGCTCGCTGCCAAACAACGGGCGAAGCACTTTGCTGTAGAACAGACCTTTACCTGTACCGGGTACGCCGCCAAAGACCCAAGCGGTCTTGGCTTTTTGGCGGGTCTGGAAGATGTACGACAGCCAGTTGATGAAGTGCTCGAACTCGGCGTCGCCGTTGCCTAGTACGTGATGTACCAACGTGTAGATACGTGGGCAGACGTTCGAGATCAGTTTTGCGTGGCCATATTCCAATGGCTTGTTTGGAATTTTGGGGTCAAGCATGTACTTGGTCTTGCGGTACATGTTGACGAAATACGGTACGTTTTCGAAGTCGATCGACTCGCTGTTTGATGTTGGATTAAAGACAACACGTGCATCCCGGACAAAGTCGGGTGCTGGCCGTCCATGGCTCAGCATAAAACCTTCGATACTGGTCTTGCTGGTCGGCACGAGCGGAAACTCTTCCGTGAACTGGTTGAGGTTTGGGTCGTACACGCCGTTGTAGTAGATGTCTGTGTAGTAGTCGCGAAGTACGATTGGGTAGTTGGACTTGCCAGACTTTTCAAGGTGCGTCTTAAAGAGCTCGAATATGCTCTTGTAAAATTCTTTGTCGGCTCTTTCGATTTCGAATATCGGCTCGTCCTTGAAATTGAACATGTAGGTTGGACGTTCGATATTGAAGTAATACCCGCCGCTGTCTCCGCCGTTGATATTGCATCGGATCCATGGCATAGCTGAAGAGTCGGCAATGCTAATAGACATCTTGTCCGGATTAAGCAAGACTTCTTGGGCCTGGTGGTCAATGGTCATTGTCTGCAGCTTTGCTGATTTTTTCTTGATACCGCCGGACTGCCGCAACTCATCTTTCAATGCTTGACCAGTTTGAAACGTTGTCTCTGGATTTAGAGACGTCATCAAGGCCGCCAGGTCGAACGATGCATTCGTTCGATCAACACGAACGATACGGTCTTGATCAGAGACAAACGGGTTCTGTAGCGGGTCTTCGAATGTCGGCGGCGCAATGAAGATTAGCTTGCTGTTGTCTGCAACTGATACGTCGAGCGGATACCGCAGCGACTGGCCATTGGCGCTGAGCGTCAGTTGCGTCTTGAAAAGATCAGACGTGTAGTTGACGTGCTGCAGCCAAAGCTTGATTGACTTAGGCGGCATTGGCACGGTCAGCAACATAAAGATGTGCATCGATATGCGCTCGCCCTTGAGGCCGAGACTAGCTGATGCTTGTGCTATGTAGCTTACGTCGTGCAGCTGGGTTGGTAGGTCAGCAATGATCTGCTCAGCAATTAACTGGACGTCGTTTGCTGTGAGCTTTGCTGATCTGATGATACGACGCGGCAATGTGATTGCGTCGAAATCAAGAACAAGCAACCCGTTCAGGGCAAGCCGGTCGCTTTTTTGTGCGCGGCTTTCAGAGACAAGCGCGCGTTTAAGCGCGCCTTTGAGCATGCAGTGCCCGGAGTTTGAATGCGTGCGAATAAGGTCTTCCAGCTGGACCAAGCCCGCCTGGGAAACCTGTATTGGATGCTCGTGTGAAGTTACGTCTTTGACATAGGGATAAGGTCTTGTGTCACCGTTGGTGAAGTAATGCTTACTCAGCGAGAAGCCGTTCGTGGCTTCCAAAAACGTAACCTTCATAAAATCTCCGGAAAAGCATTAGTCTTGCTTTTCCTCCTTGGTAGTGCAGGGATTTTCTTCGTCGAATATTTCCTGTCGATCTATAACGATCGTAGGTTCGGCGACAAAGGCCAGTCGTACATTATACCTATCTACGCGGGATACTTTTACAGTGGCAATGGTTTTGTTGTCGCGATGGATAACGACTGATTGCCCAAGACGTCTTGTTAGAACCAAGCGCGACATTACTTACTGTATTTCCTGTCGTATCCGCCTTCGGCTGCTAGAGGTAAATCTGGTGCCCAGGGC